ATGAAATACCTCACCATCACCTACGAGGTCAAGGTCCAGCACATTGAGGAAAAGGATGCCACTGCCCTCGGTGAGCTGATAAGTGACCACATCCTTCAGGACTTCGACGAAGCCGAGGTGGATCTGAAGGAGACAGCAAGGACGCAAGAATGAAAGTCAAGCCTCTGACCCGCCGCCAGACCGATGTGTTTCGCGTCTACGAGAGGGAGGGGAAGGCTGGCAACTGGCCTACCCTCTCGTCGGTCGCCCGTGAGCTGGAGATCAGCAAGCCTACCACGGTGGAGCTGATTTCCCGGATGGTCGATAAGGGCTACCTCATCCGGGTCGGTGAGGGCCGGGCGGTCAGGTATCGCGTCCCAAGCCTCTGTCCGACCTGTGGGGCCGAGGGATCGAGTCCGGAGCGGATAGAGGCCATCCGGCGAGAGATCGCTGTACGGCTCCACACGGCCCTCAGGAAGGACGTGGACGGCCCTGAAGCGGCGACGGCGTGGCAGGCCATAAACCGCATGTCGAATTCAGACTGGGCTGCTGTGACCCGTGCGGCGGCTGTGGGTGCCTTTGAGCTGTTCATTGAGGGAGCGAAGGAATCCCTCAACGGCGGCAAGACCTGATTCAGCCGATGATGATCGGGTAGGACCGGGTGCTGGAAGCTGGGGGACTGACCAGCGTCGGCGTCGGTGACAGGTCGTAAACAATCTGCGTGAAGTCCGCCTCCACGATCGGGCTCATCGCCACGTCCATATCGTCCACCGCCAGCAGGTTGCCGCCCTTGATGTCGATCCGCGTGAAGCCGATGTGCCCATTGAACAGTATCTTTGCGTTGAGCAATGTGCAGGTGATCCCAACCCGCAGGCTAGATGTCAGCACCTCCTTGCCGGTGGCTCTGACGATCTGAAGGTACACAAGGTTGACAGGATCATCTTCGTGGGAACGCAGCGTGTCGAAGAGGTCTTGGACCGTGATCTCCACCGATGGGAATGGGACGGTGATGATGCGGGGGCTGAGCAGCCATTCGATCGAGATGTCCGTCCTGAAGCTCACGCGATCACACTGGAGGATGCGGTCGTCCTCACCACCTGAGTGAACGCGGTTTGGAGGATGGATTCGATGGGGTCGCCGTTGCTGTCTACAGATACGAGGTTGCCGCCGTCGATCAAACACTGGATGTAGGCGGGTCCACCTCTGGCCTCAAACGTCACGGCGGCGTCCAGCAGGGTGATGGTGATCTCGACAGCAAGGCCGCCGCCAAGGTCATCCTTGCCAGCGGCATCGACGATCTTCTTCTGCTCCATGTTGATCAGGTCGTCCTCCCACTCACGCAGGGTGTCGAGGAGATCCTGAACAGTCAGGGCGACTGAGGGTGCGGCGACCTCGATGGTTCTCGGCGAAGTTGTTGTATCGACCGTGATGTCATTTCGAGCGGGCATGCTTCGCTTCGATCACCGAGATCATGTGGTGCAACTGCTTTTTGGTCACCTCCTCATTGGCGATGGCCGTCTCAAACGTGGCGATGTTGGTGTCGCATCGCACGATATTGTTACGAAGAGCATCCAAGTCGTACTCGATGGTCCGCTGGCCCGCAGGCGGGTGCAGTGGTGGGTCACTCATACGAAGATGGTATCGGGCGTTCTGATCGCCGTGATCGTCAGCCCGCCGGTTCCGATCGTGCCATCCACTTCGAACGGCAGGATGACACCGGCCTGACGCACGCGGCCACGCACCTCGATGTCCGAGAGGTAGGTCAGAATCGCTTCCTCGGTGCCCGGTGACCCGTCCGTACCGGTGTCTTCCTCGATGTCGATGAGCGGGACGTAGACGTTGTCGGAGGTGTCCACGGTGATCGGGAGGGCGTTGATGTGGTAGGTGTCACCGGAGACTTGACCAGTGATCGCCTTGACCAGCGTGCAGGTCGTATCCGAGTCTACCGTCAGGACATGGGCCTCACCGCTGCGAGTCTGGTTGACGATGAGGTCGCCCGGCTTCAGGTCGGCGGTGAAGTTGCCAGCCGCGTCGGTGATGGTCGTCTCGGTCGTGCCGCCGTCTGTCGTCTTGGACAGCACACCGTCGAGCGTGAAGATCGTGGTGGCGAACGAGGCAAACCGCATCCGCCACTCTTCCTGCTCGCCGTCACCGACCAACCGCACCACACCGGAAGACGGCGTGTCGGCTGTGATCGTGGAACCCACGTTGAGCGTGAGCGTGAACTGGGTCGAGGCGGCAGCGGTGTACTCGGCCTTGTCGATGATCCCGCCAGCAGTGGTCAGACGGAACATCGCCACGGCATCGAACTCCCTCAGGTTCGCCATGATGGCGGTCACCTTCACTGGGGCCTGCACGGGGAAGCCCGTGTCGTCAGTGAGCCGGTAGTTGTTGGCGTCGGCACCGGGCACGTTGATCAAGGCCACACCGGGGGCACAGAACCAGATGCCACCAGCGAACGTGCCATATGGAGCCACCTTGATCGGTGTGATGACCACAAGGTTGGTGAGCGGCTGGACGTACCGGTTGGAGCCGTCGAACTCGACGTTCTGGTTGGTCACGAACACTCCGCGAGTGCTACGCAGGATCACTTGGTCGGTGGTGGAGTTCTCCGCGACCACGACTCCAGTCGCACCAGACGACACCTGCGTTACCACCTGCCCCTCGGTCACGTCGCCGACCTCGGAGTCGAAGTTGAACCTCAGCTCGGAGCCGATGTAGAACTGGCCCTCCTGCCCGTCTGTGTCGCCCGTCGAAACTCCGCCACGACGGGTGATGTACTTCGACCACTCGTAGACATCTGCCAGCAGCTCGGCTGAGCAGTCGATCACGATGGAGTAGTCCTCGGTGACGGTGTCCTCGTCGATGTCCAAAGTCTCGTCTGAGCTATGCACGATGGCCGTACCGGCCAGCACTGCTGGCCCGATGTCCGCCGGGGCCGCAGCGGTGCAGGTCGCACCGGAGTCTGCCCCGGTGAGGCCACCTGTGGCTCCTGTGAAGTCGTTGAGCGGATCGCCGATCAGGTAGTAGCTCAGGATGGGGTCGGACACCGTGCCGCCTACGGCGGTCAGGACGCCTTGGATGGTTTCGTCGGTGTCGTCCTCGATCACCTCGCCCACAGTGAACGTGCCAGAGCCGGACGACCCGGTGAACTGCCGGTAGCCGGTGGTGTTGTTCAGGTCCGTACCGGTAGCCAGCGGGATCGGGTTACGACCGCCCGAACTGGCATCCACGATGAAGTGGTCGTAGGTGGCCGTGTACCGCCGTGCGAACACCTCGATGAACCCCTCGTCGATGAGGGCTCCCATCTCTTGCACCAGCACCAAGAAGTCGATCTGCCCGTCAACCCACCAGTCGGTCACAGACTTGTAGGCGGTGAGCAGTAGGTCATTCTGGCTGACGTAGAGGTGGGTGTTGGAGGCGATGGTGCCGATGGAGAAGATGTTGGCCCACGTCTGCTCGCCGCTGATCGCGGCCCCGTTGTCTTGGTTGCCAGTAGCAGAACTGCCCGTGACCGTCCACGCACCATCTGGGGTCGTGTCGTCGAAGCTGTTGGCAGCAGCGTCGGTGTCGGGCCGGATCCACAACTCCAGCGTCACAACGTTGAAGTCGAGAATCGTCCCGCTGTCGCCATCGACTGTCATCACGATGGTCCTGCCCTTGTCGGGCGGGGAGAGGGCAACGCCAGCCGTGTAGTCCATCTTGATGATGCCGGTGTTGGTGCCCTCGGCTCGCAGCCAGCTTGCCGTTGAGATCGCACCTCCAGTCAGATGCTCCACTGAGGTCAAGTCGATGAACCATGGGTCGTCGTCGCCAGCGTCGATGATGCCGATGGTGTACTCGGTTGGCGTCTGGGCCGACATCGGAGTCCCGTCGTCCATCTGTGCCAGCTCGTCGAAGAGATCCTGCAATGCCGAGTACAGCTCGTTGACCGAGCGGGTGCCGGTGGCAGATCCTGTCCACTCAAGACGCTTCTGCCGATTGTCGGCTTCGTAATAAACGGTGAAGTCACCGCTCAGGATGGTGTCGCTCATGTCGTACTCCTAGAGGTCTACGTTGTCGTCCTCTGCCATGACCACTGTAACGTCCAGACCGGTCGAGGTGATAGTAGCGGTCGTGCTGTTGGGGATGTACCTCTGGCCGGTTGAAGACTTTCGGACCCGGATGTACACCGCCACGTCTGAGCCGGGATAGGCAAATGTCTGAGTGGCATCCCCTGTGCCACCGTCACTGTCCTCATTCATCAGCTCGGTGTCGTCGGATGCGTCGTAGATCGCACACTGGGCAGCACCCAGTATGGTTCCATCCTGCTGTCTGACCCTGATGATCAAGCCGACAGTAATATTCAAGACCGTGGTGGACCCACCTGTGTTACGAACGGTCGGAGCCGTGTCTCCACCAGCACCAATGTTCAGCGTGATGAGCCCGCCGCTGCTGTTGTGGATCGCGGCGTCGGTGCTTTCGTCAGCACCGTACCCGGTGAATTTGTTGCCGTCGAAGTCGTAGGTGCCGGTCGTGTCCATCTCGATGGCGTGGCCGTTGCTGAACTCCCAAGTGGAATCGAAGACGCGGGTGGGGTCATCACTGAGTACGTTGGCGTTGCCGTCGCCAATCTGGGTGTTGTCGAACTGGCAACCGGAGATGATGCCGCCGTTCTGAACCACCTGACCGCCTCTGGACATGACGCACCTGTCGATTGTGCATCCGTCTGACATCAAGAACTGCCGCCACTCTCGGAACGCACACAGTGTGAAAGTGCAGCTTGCCCCAGAGCCAGCAGGTCCGATGATGTCGTAGTCTGGCCGGGTATCCGCCGTGCCGCTCTTGGTGCCACGACCGATGAACGTGACGCCCAGACAGGTGAAGACCGAGTTCGCCTGTCGAGTGTCAACGTCGAGCCCGCACCAGCCAGCACCGCAACGCCCATCCACGAACACGACGACCTTGCCGGTATCGGTGAAGTCTGTCTCGACCAAGTTGTCACCGACTGTGAGGACGCCGATCACATAGAAGATTCCATCAATGGTGCGAATGATCCCCCAACGATTACCCGCCGTGCCCTCATCAGCGTCAGCAAACTTCTGGAAGCTGCCACGGCTGGCGGGAGCTTGACCATCGCCGCGTGTAAGTGTGAGCCCGGTGCCGCTATCGAAGATGTCGATGGCGTCCATCATCACGTTCTCTGACTTGGACGTGGCAGAGAAGTCGCACGACACGGCCCAGTAGTCGATGTTGTTCAGGTCGGGGGTGCCCAGTGTGAAGTCGCGGTAGCCTGCGATGTTCGGGTCAATGGGGATGAACACCCAGCCCCCGGCAAGCGGGTAGGTGTCGTTGCCGTGGACGTAGTACCGATACTGGTGGTTGAGGTTGGCCGATCCAATGTAGAGGATCATGCCAGTCGTACCCTTGGGGTTGAGGGCCTGATAGTTCGTGGCGTTGACCTTCGCCAGCCATATCTGGTCGGGGCTGCTCATGTCGTGGGTGCCGGTCGAGTTGTCCATCTCGACGCCAGCGGCAGTCGTGCCAACTTTGTTGCTGAGAGAAGCGACTCCCTGATAAAAGAAGTCGGGCTCAACCGATGGAGCTTGGACTGCCTGCCATTTGTCCCACGTCCCGCCGTCCGTCGTGTTCTCGGCGGCGGATACTCGCGTCCCGTCGAATGCGATTACGGGAACAGCCATCTAAGGTTCCAAGACCCACTGCTGGGAGGACTCTCCACGGGTTGCAATGAGAACCGGAGCCGTTGGCGGTCCTGATGTACTCACATCCCAGAGTTCCCACTTGTCCTGCGGAGCAAAGTACCTGAAGAACCTTCTGGTGACAGGTATTGGAGGAGGCCCCGCAGCAGCAAAGATTTCTCCTGACGTGATCATGTCAACGGTCGAAATGCCTTGACGTAATTCCGGCATCAGGTTCTCGTCCCAATGAGGTAGACCGAACACCGTTGGATGCCACTGACCGAGTTGACGTGGAACTTCAGAACGTCACCGTCATTGACCGCTGTCGCCCAGCCACCCACGCCGCCCGAACCCTTGTCCGACGACACGATATCCGGTGGGCTGCCGCCAGTTATGGTGTCGGCCACGGTTGGCGGGAAGTTGGCGAATGTGTCCACCCAGACATCTATCTCGATGCTGCCTGACTGGTTGGCGATGATGAACCACCCAGTGATCGTGAATCCCTGCTCAACGCGGATCTCAAGCTCGGCTCCTACCGCGACCGCCACGCCCCCGCCGTCGAACCCCGCACCGTAGATGACCTCGGTGCCGGTGATCTTGGTGGGGATGTCTACCCCTGCCGATGACACCGTCAAGACTGGGGTGGTATCAATGATGGACTCGATCGTCTGACCAGCGGGGGCGGTCAGGTTCATCGGAGCTGCCGTCGAGAAGAAGTTGTTGGCGTACACGTCGCCGTCAACCCTCAGGTCGGAACTTCGAATGTTGACAACCGGAGGTCCACCGCCGTCGTCGTTGGTGCCACCCTGAAGCCTGATGAGCCCACCTGCCTGTCCATCGCCTGATCTCGCGTTGGTGGCGAACAGGTCGATGTTGCCGCCGCCGGGTGACGAACCCGGACTCTGTGACCCACCCTTGATGAAGACAGTGCCGCCAGCACCTGTGTTGGAGTGACCGCCGTCAATCGAGATCGACGCTCCATCGGTGGCCGATGCGATGCCCGGTTGGATGATGATGTCAAGTGGGTTCGCCGCGTCGAACGTCCGAAGGACCATCGGGTCTGCTTCAAGGATCGAGAACCCGGAGTTCTTGAGCAGGTCGCCCGTGGCGGTGTCCCAAAGTGCGATCGCGTTGATGTCGGTTAGGGTGGGGCCGAGGACGGCACCACCGGGGCCGCCTGCCACGATGCTGGGCTGCATCGGGTGATCACCATCAAGAACGACAATGGAGTCCGAGTCGATGATGCGGATACGGCTGACAGCCTGACGCACCTCACGGCGGACATCCTGAATACTGACTGTCATGGGCTATTTGCGGGGCTGGGGCTTCTTGGGCTTCTTGGGCTTCTTCTTGGGCTTCTTTACCCCATGGCCGTGGAGTGCCATTAGCGTGTCCTCGCCTTTGGCATCTTGACAGGCTGTGGGCCGGGCGACACATTGGCGATGCCGGGGGTGCCGGGTCCGGGCGGTCGCCGCCCCTCAGAGTGTGCAGGGATCACCGAATTCGGTTTCACCAGCGGAAAGTCGCGAGTGCGGAGGTCTTTGGGCCTCGGCCTGTTCGACGGGATCTTCGTCATGATGCTCTCCTTGTCGCCATTGGCGACTGGGTCATCCGCTCAGGGGTGAGTTGCCGCCGGTCTTGTTGGCCGTAGCCTTTGGGCCTGACTTGGCCGATCCCTTCGGCAGGCCGGGGTGGTCACCACTGCCCGGCAAGTTTGTCGGCGATGTTGGTGTGCGGGCGTTGGCCTTGAGGGCTGTGCCGGGCACTCCGAGGCCGGATCCTGAGGGTACGTTGGACATGTGAGTGCTGGGTGTTCCCATGGTGTCAACTCCTGACTCGTTCAAAGGTGTTCTTGCTGTTCTTGACTCGATTGAATGTGTCGGCTCGATTGATAATACCCCGATGTGGGCCTCTCGTGTTCTTGGCGTAAAGGTGGGGTTCTTCGATGAAGTGTAGGACGAGATCGGCCAGAGCGTCAATGCGATCGTTCGGCTTCGGTAGGCTGTCCCACCGCAGCTTCAGGAGCTGCCTGCGGTTCTCGGTGTCGCGTAGCACCTCAGGGTTGGCCGAGATCATCCTGTTGTTCACAGGCTGCTCCAGAGCCTCTGGGATCCTCACAACCTTGCGTCTGGTGGCCTTGTACTCGGTGACCACGCACTTCACGTCTGCCCGCCGGATGTACCTTCGGCAGCTTGAGGATGCCGACTTGAGGTTGCCTTCCAGATAGACGTTGCGTACCCCGAACTCCTCGGCGATCCCGAAGACCTTCCTCCATGTGGACTCGCCCAAGCTCTCTTTGGTGACCTGTCCGTCCTCGTCGAGGAAGTCGAAGGCCTCGCCCCAGAGCCCGCCCATGTGGCAGACGTGGATCTTGCCGTCCAGTAGACCGCCGATCGCGATCCCCCACTCACAGGCAGCCTCTGAGTCTGCCGGGTCCACGAACATCACCGGGTTGTTCGGCATCTTGAACGCAACCTCGATCTCCTTCAGTCGCAGCACAGGGCCAGCCTCGGCCATGTACTCGGTGTTGATCATGTACTGAAGCTCCCACCGGCTGGTGGGCATCGACCGCTTCACCTCGGCGACGTGCATGGGCCGCTTGTGCAGGTGGTGGTAGTACTTCTTCTCCATCATGTCCGGCCACGTCCACTCGCCTGTGTACGGATCGATCACAGGGATCTTGAGGAACCGGGCGTCGATCAGTGGGTGGCCCTCGGCGTCGTCTTCGAAGTCCTCAGGGCGTGGCAGGTACGCCGTCATCGGACAGTGCGGCTGGCCGAGTACGAGAAGCTGGGTAGTCTCCGGGCCGGGGACGTGTTTCATCCCGAAGTGCCGGGCCTGCCGGTCAGGGGAGTGGAGGATGTCGCCAGCCTCGCCGAACGCCGCGAGGATCCGCGACCTCATCGACTCAGGCTCCACCTCTGGCTCAGGATCGTCGAAGATGTACAGGTCGGCTCGCGAGCCCGTCATCGAGGTCTTGATCCCGGCAGCCACAATCGACAGGCCCTGCTCAGGCTGGATGCCTTGGAGGTTGAACTCAAAGTCCGAGGCCGAGTGAGCTGGACGCAGCTCCTCCATGAGAGGGTCCAGCTTCAACTCTTCCTTGATCGCTGCGACGAACCGCTTCGCCATCCCGTCGTTGGACGAGTGGACGATCACCTGCATGTTGGGGTTGCGGAGCCACCGCCACTTCACATACTGCCGGGCCGCCAGCCACGTCTTGGCCGCGAGCCGGAATCCAAGGATGCAGGCCGCCCGCGTGTGCCACTCAGGGCGGGTGCCCTCAATGAAGTCCGCCATCGCGTAGTGAAACTCTGGTGGCGTGTGTGCCCGGACCTTGGCACCGTGAAAGACCATCCGTCGAAGGCTCTCAGCGACCCACTGCTTGTAGTCCTTCTGCTCAGCGATCATGGGCCGATGTCGTCGTCCTTGGTCTTGCCGGAAATGGGCGTTTGCGATTCGGTCTGCTTGAGGATCGTGTTCAAGGTAACGGTCTTGCCTGCATCTCCGATCTTCTCGATGATCTCACCGGGCAGGAACGGAGTTCCAAAGCCACCGCCGGGACCGTTGACGATGAAGTCGATGAACATCCTGTCAGGGTCCGTGATGTAGCCTGCACAGACGCCAGTGGCTCTGGACGTAAGACCGATGACCCGTGTATCTCTTTCGGGGCCACGGCCAGCCGATGCGGTGTAGTCGAAGGAGAGCGACACGCTGCCCTCGGATGTCGGGTACCTGCTCTTGGTGACTATATGTGTTCCGCTGGGTCCGGTAGCCATTATGGGTCAGGGTTCCCTGTGAGGCACGAGACGATCTCCTGACCGCTGTCAGGGAGTAATCGAACCGTGAACAGTCCGTTGAGGAACATGTTGCTGTCGTCAGTGCGGAACTCTTCGGCATTGTCGTCGTACCAAGCCATCAGGAACAATCCGGGATTATCGAAGTTGCAGTAGGGGGTATGCAGGCCGACGTAATCGCCGGTTCCAGCCGTAAACTGGATGGGAGGATCATCCCAAGTGAATCCGCTGTTGACGCTTGTGGTGTAGACGCCAGCGTAGATGTTGGTGCCGCCATTTCCGGTCAGGAACGATGCGACGATGAGCCCGTTGACCCAGTCGGCGTACACCTGCAAACCACGAATGTCAGGCTCGGATGGCGGGTCGTACACTAGGGTATCGAAGAAGTTGTTGTATCCGAAGATCGACACGCATCGAAGAGTCTCCGGGAAGGTTTCCTTGACATAGCAGCAGAATACCGCAAAGTCTGCGTCCCTCTGGACGCATCCCATGATCTGGATGTCTTCGTCGCCACTCTGGAGGCCGGTCACGATCTCGTTGTGAAGCACGAAGTTTGCTGGGGCGAGAGACTCGTTGAACTCCAAAAGGATGATCCGGTCCTCTAAGCCCGCCTGCTTGGCGATCAGCATCGGGCGAGGTTCAGTGAACCCCGGCAACAGACAGAGCTGATGGCAGTTCAGGATATTTGCGGTGTCACCTTCGTCCAAGAATTGAGAACCGCTGATCACGGCTGTCCAGTCCACCCCGTCGTTGGTGGAAGTGTAGAGACGGAACGAGCCACTACCTTCTATACTTCCCATGACGTACCACAACACACCGGCCCTGTCCTTGACGATGTCGAGCTTGTCCGCGTTCGTGAGCGAGATGCCCACTGACGAGATCCGGGATGAGACTGTCGCGACTGAGTTGCTGATGACATCGAACGATAAGTAGTAGAAGCCGGGGTTGCCCGTTGCTCTTGTGAACACGATGTGGACCAAGTTGCCAGTAGTATTTCCGGGTGTCCACCTGTCGTACCACACGTTCATCTGCGTGACTGGTCCGCTTTCGGAATGGATGTCTGTCTCAGTGGACCACGTCTGCCCGCCGTCTGCCGACCTGACGAACGAGATCGTCCTCTGAGAAACGTTTGTGGAGCGGTAGAAGAGGTACATGACATCGAGATCGCGGACCACCAGACGATTGTTCTTGGCGGATAGGCCCTGAAGCAATCCGACGTTTCCGGGATCTACGATTGTAATGTCGGCCATGATTGTTCCTGTCGCCAATGGCGACTACTGGAGGCTGAGTACCTCACCGGCTATGAACACGCCGTTGTTGCCACCTCCGATGTCCTTCATCAGGATGTACTGCTGCCAGATGGCTGCTGGCCCGCCTGATGGCGATATGGAGGCAAGGATGATCGAGGTGAGACTGCTGCCGTCGTGGGTTCCGTTGAAGTCCCCGGTGGCTGATATGGAAACTGCCGGGCCGACCTGCTTCGTCGCCAACACCATGGTCCCGAACAGATCGCCAGCGGTGTTCTGTAAGTCCACAGTTCTTACTGTGGACCAACCCTCGGAATTCAGCATCGTCAGGTTCGGTACCGTGGTGCCCTGATAGACAAGGCATGCCACCACGATGGACTGGTCCTGAGTCGGGGTGATCGACAGGGTCGGAGAGCTTCCGGACACGAGGCCTGAGGCATACACGTCTCGGAGCCCGTTCCGGATCCACAGGGCGGTAGCCATGCCGAGGCTGTTGTTGAAGCCGAACTGGAAGAAGTTGGACCCGCCCCCAGAGGGCGGACTCGGAACGTCGATCGTGAACAGCCTCATGAAGTCGGACCCGACCTCTATGACATCAATCTGGGCATCTCCGAAAATAAAGTTGCCTTGGAGATCCCAGATGTAAGACATCACGTTGCTTCCAACGCTGCTGACGAATGCTAGAAGCAGGTCAGTGGATGCGGCCACGAAGTTCTGCGTCCCGGTGGCGTTGGCTCTGATATCTCCGCCCTCGTCACTGCCTAAGACCAGCGGGAAGGTGAGTTCCGCTTTGGCCTCGTACATGTACTCCTGATGGATGCCCGTGGCTAGGCTGTCGGCCCCCTCCCAGACATCCACGTCCTTGACAGCTGGGATCTCGTTCATCGTCACGAAGACGAGACTGCCACGCTGGTTGGTGGCGATCCTCTCACAGATCGTCTTGACCGGCGGAGGGGGTGGAGGGTTGGTGACCCGGATGTACCGGTTCTTCAGGGTCATACCCGGATCCAGAGCTTGGGCTCAAGCAGCAGACCGTTCCGGCTGGAGTAGAAGGCTGCGGCTGAGTTGAGCGTACCATTGCTGCCTGTCTGGTAGATGAACACCTTCATGCTGCCGCTCCGGTTGACGATGGCGTCGAGAGCGAGAGCAATCACGTTGGAGAACCGGTAGTCCTGATCCAGCACCAGATCGTCAGGCACAGTGCCCGTGATGGGTGGTGCCAAAGCAACGGCGTCTGCCAGACCTCCGTCTGCCCCGCCGGTAGGCCAAGGGGTCGAAGAGCCCTGATTGATGTTGTTGTGCGACGATTGCAGCTCGATCACCTGAGGGTCCATCCGTTGGATTTCCCATGGGTGCCCATTGGGTATGTCCAGCAGGGTGGGATCCTTCACATGGAAGTGCAAGGATGCCTCGGCGAGGTTGGTGTACGCCGACAGGTCAAACTCCAGATGGATGTACGCGATGCTGGCGACGGTCTTAGTGAAGATCAGGTTCTCGGCAGGTCCACCCGTGCCGGGATCACCCTTCACGATGCCCGCTTGGGCTGAGTCTGTGAACGTGTCGAGGAACGGCGAGAGCTGGATGATGGACGGCTCAAACACTCGCTTGCACTGGACCTGCACAGTAATCTTGGTTGACGCGGTGGCACTATTGGGGATCGACAGGGTCATGACGCTTGAATCAACGGCACTGAAGTCGCTCTGGGCGACACCCTGCACCTTGGACCCGGTGTTGGCAACGATGAGGCCAGAGCCATCGCTGGTGTCGAAGACGACACCCGTGGAGTCGATCAGGAGACGAAAATCCACCGTGCCTCCCTCGGTGAAGTACCAGACGCTCAGGACATCGAACGGCCACGGGGCCTCTATGACGAAGTTGGCCTCGTCGTCCGTCACGGGTCCGACGATCTCTGCTGTCAGCCAGAACGTGCGGGACTCGTCGCTCTGGGCGATTGGGGTGATGTCGTCTCTAGTCATGATTTACAGCTTGATTGCTAAGAAGTTGATTATGCTGCCAGTGTCAACTGTTTGGTGATGAGCCGTGCCGGGCTGAAAGATGGGATTTCGGATCGAGAAACCGTTGTCCGGCAGGCCGATCTTGAAGTCCAGATCCCAGCGTTCAATGTCGGATATCCCTGCTCCAGCCTCACCGATGCAGCTCATGGTGAGCCATGTGTCGTCGTGTTCGGGAAGTCGAGGGAAGAACAGGAAGACAACGCTGTTGCCTCCTCTGGAGACAGAGAAGTTGTACAGCCTGAGCCAGATGATTTGCGGCTGGAACGACATCTGTGTGAAGACACCATTTGGATCTATCCCACCGCCGCCTTGGCCGTCGATCTTCGTACTCCAATCATTTACGGAGATGATCCCTTTCGCCAGCTGGAGACTGACGGCGTCGAGGTTCTGTATCTCAGTGGTAACGTGATTCTCCATCTGCTCTACGTTGCAGGCGTCTGTGGTTCCGCCGGTTCCACTTCCGAGATCCTCTACCCGCACGCCACCGAAGTTCATGAGCGAGGTCGGGTCCGCGAACTGGTCCAGACGCAGGGTCCGGATCAGAGCCGAGAAGTCGTTCGCCAGCGAACCGTTCTCGTCGGCTGTCAGGGCCAGCAAGTCCGCACCGCCGATCCTGCGTCCGACAGGGTCGCCATCACCGTCACAGACGAGGAACCGAGTATCCAGTCCGGGACCGATGTTGATTTTGGACAGGGTGACGGCGTCGTCGGCGAGATGCTGGGTGTCGATTGAGAAGTCAGCTGGCGGTGCGTGGATCGTGCCGTTGAGAACCTTGACCTCGATCATGGACCCGTCTGGAGGTGGTGTCAGGAACTCAATGTAGTCGTCTACATTACCGCCGGGATGGCCTGCGTCTGCCTCATGCAGCACGAAGAACGCGGACCCGTTTGAGGACTGGTAGACGGCTTCGATGTAGGCGTCCAGCATCCCGGTGGTCAGCCCTGCCAGCCCTGCCAGCCGGAACTGAACCTCTGACCCGTCACCGACAAACGCATAGACCGACGCACCTGTGACATCCACAGACTGGCCGCCTGAGATGAAGTCCTCCATCTGCTGGAGCGTGACCCATCCGTCCTGCTCGACCGCGAAGGCACAGTTCTCGCTGGGGAGGTTCTCGCCGTTCCACGCATCGAGGGCATCGTTCTTCCTCAGGGCGTTGAAGAGGCTGGCCTCGATCTCCTGATCGACCATCGTCAGACGGTTCGGGTCGTTGTCGAGGTTCCTCTCCTCGATTGTCGAGCCGCCGACGTAGTCGATCTGGCGGTCACGATTGGTGAACCGCTCAATTCGGATGATCGTGGATTCCTCAGGCGTGCCGTCTCCTTCGGGTATGAATCCAGTGTTGAACGAGATCGTCTTGGTCGAGAGGTTGTGTTCGTACTCAAGGCCCAGCGTGAGCTGGCTGAAGTTCTCGTCCACCATGGGACGTGTCTTGACCAGCACCGCTGAGAAGTTGCCGAGGACTTCGAAGACGTACTGGAACTCAAAGGTGGTCCCGTCTCCGAAGAAGATTTCAACTGGTGGTGATGCCATGGGGGTGTCCTAGAGGGCGGAGGCCCGTTTGGGCTTCTTCTGGCTGCTGCTGCTTTCCTCTGCGATCCTGTTCTTCCAACCCCGCGAGATCATACGGTACCCGGCGACCCATGCACCGAACGGAGTCATGGAGAATCCGGACGTGGTCAGGCCCTCCAGACCCTTCCAGAACTTCGGGTCGTTTGGTCCGCCGCTGTTACGAAGAGTCATCCCAGCCCGGCCAAGCTGCTCGATAGAGCCACTGAGCGGAGAGAAGTCAGGCTCGAAAGGCTGTTCGAACCCAAGCATGACCTGTGTCACGAACGAGTAGAAGTCGCCGAAGTAGATGTTCCCAACGAACACGTCGATGCTGCGGCCACCCAACCACGCGGCGACTTCATCTCCGTCGTCGTCGTCGAACCCACCAAGTGCCCACTCCCACAGGGCGGCGATGGCGGTGATGAACATGGTCTGGCCCACTGCCACCATGGCGATGTCCTTGGCGGCCTTCAGCTTCTGGCTGGGGTCGCGGTTGTATCGCATGAGCCCCCGCACAGCCATGTTGATGTTCTGGTTCCTCTGAGCCATGAACATGGTCACCAGTTTGATGACCGGGATCCGCTTGGCTTGTGCCCCAAGACCGCTGGTGTGAAGGGCACCCCATACTGGCTGTGTGCGGCTGACCACACCCTCGGCGATCTCTGCGATCTTCCGCATCCGTTCGTCGCCAGTGAGCTGAGCGAACTCGGCGTCCACCTTGGCGGTGGATGCCATCCAGATGGTTCGGATGGCGATGCGGTCGCCCCACTGGATGCCTGCCATCATCCGATCCGAGATGCTGGTCTTCTGTCCCTTCAGGATCCTGCCGCCGCCCGTGAACTCGTTCATGACCGACAGGGCCGTCGAGTCGAATCGTGCCCGCAGCGTCGGCGAGTGAGTCCGGATCTCGTTGTCGATGTCCTTGGCGTTGTTGGTCAGGCTCTTGCCGATCGACTTGCCTCCGATGACGAGGTATTTCATCTCGATCTCGGAGTTGGCGACCAGCATGGATGCAGGCTGGTACATGACCACACGGGGGTTCACCGCCAGCAGGGCCTTGGTCAGGTTGTTGATCACGCTGCCGATGACGCTAGAGAACGGGCCGTTGTTGTCGCCTTGGCCGGTAGCCTCGCGTGCGAGGTTCGTCAGCATCCGCTCCCAGTAGCCGGTGCTGCCGCCCGCCGCCACCAGTGCCCGCTGGACCGACTCACGCTGGAGGAGCTTGCGGGCCGTCGCGTGGGTGTCGGCCATCTCGGTAAGGGCGAAGGTGCCCCATGAGATGTTGTTGTACTCGACGAACCAGTCGCGGATCTCGACTGGGCTCTTGATGTCGGTGCCCCGGTCCTTCTGGAGGCCGATTGAGTTGAGGGTGGCATCGACGTACTGCTCCAGCGTCGGCTCGGCGAAGGCATCACCCGACCGGACCCTGTGTCGGCTGACATGGATGTCGCCCTTCGTGATGTCGCGTCCCTTGCTGGTGATCGACCACGCGGCCAACTTGGCCTTCATGACCGTATTCATGTGTTCGACCGTGCGGGCCACGATCAGTGACTCAGCAGTTGTCATCGACGCCCGGATCTTCAGAACGTCGTTCCGCGTGAGCCGGAAGTTGTCGCCAGCTTGCCCCTGCTTCAGGGTAACCGGAGCCCCACTGTTGACGATCAGATCGTAGTTGTCCATGTCCATGAGCATGGCAACGAGGTGCATCCGCTCCGCCTTGGTCATCACCAGACGCCTGTTGCTCTCCAGCAGGATCCCTTCCAACCCGTCCTCGTCTATCACGACGGCAGCTCGCGTTTCGCCACTCCGCAGATCACCGGGCTTGCCTGCCCTCCTTCGACGGATAGCCTCGATGGGGGCTGTGAACAGCCCGTAGGAGCCCGCGAACACCCGGCTCATGGTGGCGAGATCACCGGGCCGGATCCCGGCGTCGTCGATTGCACCTTCCATCACGTCCACAGCGATATGGTGGTTCCGCAGCCAGCTTCGCTGGCTGTCCACGAGATCCTTGAAGAACGTCTCCCAGAACATCCCCTCGCTGCCGGACTGCAACGCGGCCAAGGCGTCGGGCTTGAGATTGGTTTCCATCTTGAACGGCAAGCTCGCGATGTTCATGGCCTGCCGCACTCGTGCCTGACCGGATGGCTGTGGCTCGCGGGCCTCACGCTCGTTGGTCAGCTCACCGACCACGGCAGCCTCCAGCAGCTCGATCCGGACCTTCTTGCCCCTCTTGAACGTCTTGCCGAACTCCCTCGCGTTCTTCGAGACAACCTTGACCTGCTCAGAGAGGAGGTTCATCTCCGCAGCAGTCATGTCATCCACTTCGGTGTTGGAGAGCTTCACCAGTGATTCCCGCTCACGCTTGCTGAACGTCTCCTCCATCGCCGGGTCTTCGGAGATCATGTTTTGGATCGTCTGGAGACGGTCGCGGGTCTTCTGGGTGAGCTTCTGGAAGTTGATGTTGCCGATCCGCTCTTCCATCGCCTGCTTGTACACGGCTGGCAGGCTCGACAGCTTCACGCTATTGACCACCTTCAGGAGGTTCGCCTTGGCATCCCGCAGCTCGACCTTGTTGAGGGCCACCAACACGTCGCCCAGTGCAACCTTGAGCTGCTTGTCGGTCTTGATCTGGTTGATCTTTCGGATCAGATCAGCCGGGCGGAACTTGGCGGGCAGGATCTGAATGATCGTGTCGAGCAGTTCATTACGCCGCCGTCTGACCTCACGCTGGGCCAGTGCGGCCTTCTCGATTATGGCGTTGGCCTTCCGCTTGAACTCCTTGCGTTCGGCGTCCCGCGTATTCTTGGCCTTCTCCCGGCGGATGATGTCCTCACTCGACGCCATCCGAATCAGCTCAGACGGGTCCACCTCCGGAGAGATCGTCACCTTGCGGGACGCCTCGCGGATCCTCTTCCGCCTGTCGCTGTTCGCCCGCTTGGCCTTGTCGCTCGCCATCTCACGCAGCTCAGTCACTATCTGATGCTTCTTGGATGGATCGAACCGACCGCTCTTCGGGTCGGCGGCGAACTCGATGATCTCCAGAACATTCTGTTCGATGACAGTCCGGAACCTGCGGAGCCGGGGCTCCGCGTCCATCATTGCTTGTCGGATGACACTGAGGGTTTCGTCTCGGTCGAGTCGGATTCGTTCTGGGACGAGGTCGGCGACGGCGATGCTGGCTTCGGTGAGGGCTCCGTAGATTTCTCTGGCCTTGCGGACTCGGACGACGGGAGGCTTTTCTCCGTCTTCATTTGCTGCGGTTGCAGGCCCCTCGACATTGAACTGGACGGATCCTCGGTCGATGGCCTGTCGCCAGCGGGCTTGGATCTCGGCGATCTTCGGCCTAATGACAGTATCAATGATCCGTTGAATATCGGGTCGTCCCGCGAGGCCAATCTCACGCTGGTAGTTCTCGCCATCAAGGTTCTCCGAGTAGTCGTTGGTCTGACTGCCGTGGTCGGTGGCGAAGAGCTTCAGCTCCGCATTCACTTCTTCTGGCAGTACCCTCTCCAACAGCTTCTTGGCCCGATTCTGGAAGTCGCCATTGGCGACTCCCTTCGGCCCGGCATCACCGAAGTACACCAAGTGTAGGCCATTCTCGGCTGGGTGCAGAACGACATCACCACCGAACTCACGCTCGATCTCTTCGGTCAGTGTGTCATGCTCGCCGAACGTCATCTCCCTGCCGAACTCGTAGGAGATGCCGTTGGAGTCCTTCTTCGTGCCCTTCCAGAAGGGTCGGTACCAGTGGACCTCCGGTGAGTGCAGCACCTGACCGACCGCTGCGGCGTACACGTCGAGCAGCTTCCTGACATCCATGCTGACGCGGGCGTCGGTCAGGACGCTGTCGGCGTAGTCACGCAGGGTCTGCCAGACCTGTTGGGTTGTCTGACTTCCACGCTCTTCAGCTCGGATGCCGGACCTCAGGATGACCTTCCAGTCCTTGAGCGTGTCCCTGTTGATCATCGGGACCGTCTCGTCCACGAAGAAGGCGTCCTCGCCGATGGACAGGAGGGCGTCCCGCAGATCACTGATGGTGGCCCCGGCCTTGATCCGATCCAGCACCGCGTTGGTTCGCGACCGCATGGCCCTGCGGCGGTCCTGCCGCTTGGCGGCCAGCTCGGATCCGACGATGTCGAAGTTCTGGCGGACGAGGCTTCGGAACAGTCCGTTGCCGCTGACTCCGGAGCCACGCTTCAGGAGCCCCAGCTCACGGGCGATGATGTCGAAGCCATCCTCGTCGTAGAAGACAGCCATGACCTCTGCCGTGTAGGCCTGCTGTACCAGATGTGACGCTGTCAGAAGCTCAGGCAGGATGCCGGTGCTTTCGTGCGGGATGGCGTTGAAGTCAACGTGGCCGGTCTGCCACTCGCTGATGTTGGAGAAGTCCACAGACGTGGTCAGGGGGTCACTGGGGATCGGCAGCATGCCGTCCTTGAGCAGGGCCGCCAGCTCCTTCTTCTGCTTTTTGCCGGGCCGTATCGCCTTCTGCGTCACCCAGATGGCGGACTGTACCTGCTGAGTCTCCCACAGGGGATCGCCGTCAGCGACATCCTTGTTCAAGTCGGCCATGACATCCTTCATGAGGTCTTCGGCCCACTTGTACTGCGGGGTGGTCGGGGCTTCGGTGGGGTAGCCCATGCCACGCATGATGTGAATGTCGATCGTGGAGATGAATTGGTTGGGGTTGCCCAGACCTTCCGGGTCGATTTCCCGCATCAGGTTCTTGTAGAAGCTGCCGGTCTTGCGACCCTCCCACATGGTGCCTTCGGCCAGCAGGGCATCTGCCGTGCGGCCCTGCCACCCGTACTTGCCGATCCACCACTCACGGCCAGACTCGGTGAACCCATGGATTTCCATGTCGGCCTGCCACCTGAGCCATGCCAGAGATGCGTGCTGCCAGTTGGACTGTAGCGGGTTGGTCGCCGACATGATCGAGATGAGCTGAACGAACTGTTCGGCGGCGACTTTGTCGCCTCCGAACTGGTTGAGGATGTGCCGCCCGGAGCCCTCGTACCAGAAGCGTCCCACCACTCCGATCCTCGCCATCTCGATCAGCCGCTTCTTGAGCTTCGTCCGGTCCCTGCCGTTCTGGATATTCGGGGGTGCGAACCGGAACTTATTCGGCCTGTTCGCACGGGCGAGCTTGGCGAGCTGGCTCTTGATGCCCTTGGCCCGGCCACGCACCTTGCCGAGTGGCTCGCCGCTGGCGGCCAGATCCTTCTCGCCTCGCTGCTCAAACCACATGCGGGCTTCCGCGAGGGTGCTGACCTTGCCCATCAACAGGGGGACCGCCAGAGCCTGAGCTTGGACCTCCAGATCCATGTCTCTCAGGGCTGCCTTGATGACTCTTGGATTGATAAGGTTGGCCGCTGCCTTACGCTCTCGCAGAAGGATGTCGTCGGCGTTGATGGGACGCTGCTGGCCGGTGAACGGGTCGGTGATCTCCTCGACCTCGTTGCCCAACTCATCTACGACGTTGAGCTGGGCTCCGACATCTGGTTCATCCGGTCCACGATCTGCTTCGGTGACGACTGGCGGGGAAAGATCATTAGCCGCACGGGAGACGGCTGCTTCTTCTTTGGACTGGACTCGGATTTCCCGTCCTTTGTCGAGGTGGAAGATGGCTTCTTGGGATCCTGCGATTGCGGCACCTGTCGCACTCCTTTCGTTGCTGTGGACCTCGACGATGTCGAGGTACCACGATCCATTGTCGAACCACACCCCCAAGCGGGTCGCCGGGTTGCCACTCAGTATATCCTCGTTGGCGTCGAGGAATCCCTTGATCTGGGCCTCTGTGACCTTGCCGTTCACCTGCTCCGACTTCGTGATCGCCACCCCTCGCTCCGGGAACGGGCTCACGGCGTAGCCCGTCACCTCGATCGTGTCGCTGAAGGGCTCGTAGGTGATCCCTCCGTTGTCGATGACATGCTGGAGGACCGCGTTGGTCGCTCCCGGACGGGTGAACATCGCCGGGGTTTCGATCAGGGGCTCGCCGCTGATCAGCTCCCGCATCCGCTGGGGCGTCAGCTTCTCGGCAGCGACGATCTCGCTCGGCTCGATGTTCCTCCAGAGGGTGACGAACCCCTTGGTCGGTTGGCTCTTGTCAGTCTCAACGTAGCCCTCGTAGCCCTTCTCCTTGGCGACCTGCATCATGCCGCCGTAGTCGAAGCTGCCGTACCTCTCAGTGACCTCGTTGATGATCGACTTCCACTGGGAGTCGAGCTTGGACAGGAGGTTGAACTTCCCCTCGACGATGTTCAGGAACTTGGACTTGCTCAGGACGACGAACTCGCCCCGGCGGCCAGCGGTGTAGAGGTTTACTGCCGCTTGGTCGAGCTTGAGCTGGCCGCCCCGGATGATCCTTTGGCGTTCCCGCCCGATGGCCCCTGTCCCGGCGAACTTGAGGAGGATTCCTTCGGCGGTGATGTTTTCCCGCGAGAGATGGACGAACCGGGTAGTTCGGATAGCTCGGCCCTGATCATTTCTGCGGCCTGCTCCGGTGATGGTGGCTTGTTCGGCATCGGTTATTGTATCCCTAACATTGAACTGAGTCGAGGCCTCACCACCGAGTATCGGGGTGAACTCGTTCAGCGTCATTTCGTGTGCATCGACTGCGTTCTTCAGAAGACTCTGGACGCGGTCCATTCTCTTGAGATGGATCTCAGCCCTCTCGCCTGAGTGCCCGTATGCCTCGGAGTACTTACCGGCCAGACCAGCCATGATCTCTGCACCGACCAGCTCTCCGGACATGATCTGATTCCACCATGTCGGTGCAGCACTTTCGTCACCAGCGATGATGCCGATGTACTGAGCGATCATCTCATCATGACCCTCCTCGGTCTGCTTCCACCGTTCGACCTCATCCAGCTGCTCTGGGGTGAACTCCCCCATCTTGAGTCTCTTCAAGTTCGCCCAGTACAAGGTTCCCATGTGGTCCAGAAGGGCACCGTCGAAGCCGATGACATTATCAAGGAACGTCTGGTAGAACTTCTTCTCCTGAAGGGTGTGAACCACTTCGTGAGCCCACACCTCAGTGAATATCGTGTCCTGATCCGGCAGCGTCAGGTTGTTCGGAAGCACGATACGAGGTGACGGGTAGTCCATGATCGCCTGCATGGCATCCTGAGTCCCCACGTCAGCCCAGACCACCTCGACGCCCAACCGCCCCTCAGTCAGGTTGACAACCTCCTCCTCAAAGCTGCCGGGCAACGGATCTAGCATGCTGATCTCGGACATATCCATGTGCCCAGACGATGACATCCACCACCGTGCGTAGGCACCATGCTTTGAGTCCTCATTGAGGAAAGGCAGAACGTCTGCCTGCCAGTTTGAGAACTGAGTTGGACCTAACCCAGTGATCGTCGCCAACTCGTGCCACCCCATCGCCATGGGCCGATACGGGGTGATGATCTTCGTGTTGGCGATCCTGCCGTTGTGGCTGCCGTCGATCCGGACGTTGAGCTGTGACTCTGCGTCCACGTCCTCTGAGACGCCCTGAGAGCCCCGCTGAGACAAGGCTGCGGCAGCGAGGTCACGCATAGTCTGGATCTCATCTATCCGTATGCCAGCCTTCACGTTGCCCAGAGAGGCCATCACTCGGTCCACAGTCTGGATGAACCGCCGGACGAGTGTCGGCTTGCGTCCGACCAGCTCATCCCAGAAGCCCCTCTCCAGTGCCCGGACCTCGATATAGCGTGCGACGGCCTCCCTCTGGCCCCGCGTGGTGGCAAGAAACGAATCAGCGTCGGCACCGAAGAGCCTCAGGGAATCGGTGTAGCTGTTGCCTGCCGCCTTCAGACCTCCGGGGTCGCGTGCCTGAATTCGCTGGACGAACTCGACATACTCAGCCGTCTCCTCCAAGATGTGGACCATCTCATGTGACATGGTCCGCTTGATCATGTCTGTGTTGTCGGCATCGACGTTGATGAAGATCCGCCTACCGAACCGCTGCCGGTCCACCACCCCGGTGATGTGCTGCGTGCCCTCAACGTGGGCCTTGTTCCTCCAGAAGATCACCTCGGTACCACTACCGGAGAAGATCGCCTCAGCCGCCACCTCCAGCTCTTGGTCCGCCTCCTCCACCAGCTCAGCATTGACGTTCTCGACGCCCTCACTGACGGCAAGGTCGTTGATGTCCTCCATGAACCCCTCACGCTCCCGCGTGGTGGACTTCACCCTGATGGGTGTCGATGGAGGAGCCTGATCAACCGGTAGCGGCTCTCGGACCACGTCCTGCTGGTCGCCATCGTCGGCCAGCCGCTGGGCCTCCATTGCGTCCTTCAACGCCCGCCGCTGGCCCGTAAGCCTGCTGATTTCCTCGTCAGTCAGGTCACGTTCGCCGTCCTTGCCGGTCTGGATCATGTCCTCCATGACCACGATCACCTGTTCAATGTCGCCTTCGGCCTGAGCCTCCTCAAGTGACGGCAGTGTCAACCCCTCCCCGACCTGCCGAGGCCCGATGAAGTTGGCCCCCGCTCTGGCCGCCTCGGTCCTGAACTTAGGCTGACTCGGCTGCCGACCATCTTTGGCCTGCTGCCTCATCTGCTTGGACTGCATCTTCTCAAGGTTGCTCTTCAGTCCGGACCTGTGGGCCGCACCCACCCCGATCCCGGCGATGTGCAACGCCTGACCACCGATGAGCCCCAGCAGTCCAGCTTCCGGCACTCCAGCCAGAAGTGGCCGATCAGGGTCGATGGCCCCGGCGTAGAACCCGAACCGTCCCATCAGGTTCTGGGCGAGCTGGGTTGCCATCTCCTCGGTCATCTCAGTGCCGCCACTGATCAGGTTCTGGTTGACGATCGACATGACCCTCAGCATCTTGCCGCCAAGATAGGCATCGCCAAGGTTGAACAACGACCTCTCGGCCATGTCAGTGACGGCTTTCATGCCCAGCCGTTCAAACAGGATCTCAGCGATTGCGTACCCGACACCGAAGGCGACCGCATCCGCCGCTCCCGGCGTGCCGCCATTCGCGATGATGGCCGCCCGGTAGTCGGTGACGCCGCTGCCGAAGGCTTGGATCCCCATGTAGCCCAACATGGACTTCGGGCCGATCCTTCCAAGGAGCCGTGTGCCGCCGACGATCTTGCTGGCGACACCCAAGTACGACGGGAGCAGCATCTGCCCGATCTCGCCTGCGGTCACCCATCCACTGCCTTCCTGTGCGAGACGACCTTCGATCGATATGGGGAAGAGCAGCCCCCCCAGTGCGAACGAAGGCACCGCCATGTCGAACTCGCCCTCTTGGAAGTCGGTCCTCAGGTTGTCCGCGTAGTCGCGGTACATCTGGGCTGCGTCCGAGAACCCACCAAGATCCAAGAGCCCCGCCATTCCCTGAGCGATCATCTCTTGACTGCCGATGAAGCCGCTGACGACTCCTGTCGTGACCTTCGTTATCGCCGAGGCATCCCGCATACGGTCGGAGATGGCGTCGTCGATGCTTGGGCTGAGCCTCAGGATCTCTGACCGCTCGTCGCGGGTCAGTGGCTCGCCAGCGAACTTCTTGGTGAGAAGATCCTCAGTGCGTCGTCGGGAGGCTCTTTCCTCATCCCTCATCATGAGGTAGTCGAAGCCCGCCGACATCTTCCCCCCGGCAGCATCGTCCGTAGGCGACTCTTCCGCCTGACGCACGATCTCCTCTGGTTCCGGAGTCTTGTCGCCATTGGCGACTAGCTGCGAATCCTCACCTGCGGTTAGGCGGTCCTTCGCCTGAGTCAGTTTCTCTGGGTTGATCCGGAAGGTCTGCGTCTCGCCGATCTGTCTCTGGCCGTTCCGGATCGGATCAGTGTGGTGACGCTTGAGCTTCTGGTCGTCGGTCAGATTGATATCTTCAAGGAAGGCCATCAGGGGGTGCCAAGCTCCAGCAGCTTTCTCTCAAACTCGCTCTGCGGCCTCATGAAGAACTCCTCCGGGTAGTCGAGGCGTTCGAAGGCTTGGTTCATCTGGTCCATTCTCCATGCGTTGGTCTGGTCGTCCCAGACCCCGTTGGTCAACTCCCGCTTGGTCCAATCCTCTATCTGCCTGTCCACGTTGAAGCCCATTCGCTTGCCGTACTCCTCCTTGGTGATGTTGGTGCCCGCCAATGGGTTGTACTTGTAGAGGTAGTCTTTGCTCAGGTCTTCCCGGTCGTACCGGGTCTTCAAATCATTGTTGAGGAAGGCTGCCGTCTGCTCCCGGCGTTGCAGCTCATGGAGCTGACCTATTGTCTCCGCTTTCAGTTCCGGAACGACGCCAGCCTCCAGCTTCCCAGTGATGTCCTTGATCTTCTTTTGGTTGTCGATCCTGAAGAACCGGCTCTTGGATTCGGCCATGTTCTCTTTGTTCGGGAAGAAGTTGATCATGCCCTCGCCACGAAACCCCTTGGGGCGTGGGTCGAACCTCTCGTCGTACCTGTACCACATCATGGGCACACCACTGTTGTCGATGAATCCGGGGATGAATACGTTGACCGTGCTTGCTCCGGTCTTGGGGTCGCTGCTGACGATCCTGATCGAACGGTTGGGCCGGAATTTCACAGGGTCGCCGAAGGCAAGGAACGGGTCGAGGATGCCTTCCGCCAGCTTGAGCTGGGTGGTGATCAATTCCACGTTGCGGTTATCGATGACGTTGCCCTGACCGAACACGCGGGACGATGCGAAAGTGAACCCACTGGGGCTGGTCGAGTCCGGGATGGGCAGTACCTTCGTCGCCATGTCGTTCACGGCCTGCTGCATCGCCGCAGGTGCCAGCTCTTCCGGCGTGAGTCTTCCCTCGTCTGCCAGCACGGTGTACTGGTAGAGGTAGTTCTGGAGCAGATCCTTCTGTTCGCTCCCAACGAACCGGCCAGCAATCTCCTTCCCCTTTACTCTCATGGTCGGGAAGTTATCCATGTCCTGCTGTGCCGTGTCCGCATCCTGCCGCCACTTCGTGATGTTGTGGCTGTCAACCAGATCCATAGCATTTGCCCAGTCGCCAGACAGGGGAGTGAGGTGGTCATTGGCGATGAGTGCCGAGAGCAGATGCCCTCCCCCCTTGAGCTTGCCGATCCAGTCTCTCACAGCCTTTGGCGTCGTTGCCAGAGATGGTGCGAGGGCCTGCCCAGCGACCGCGTATTGCCCACCCTTGATCAGCCCTTCGATCTGCTTGGCAGCCTTGTAGGACATGGACTTGTTGTTGAGGAACGAGAGGCCGATGTAGTTTTCCAGACTGATGTTGTTTGTCTCTACCAGATTGAATTCGTACCACTCGTCGATCTGACCATCGAGTTCGATCAGGTCGCGGTCCCATGTGGGGTCGCCTCTGTAGAGCTTGTCCAAGTTCCCGAAGACCCGCCGTTTGTTGTCAACCTTCGTTCTGGCTGTAGCGATTTTCGCCACAGCATTCGCACGCATGATGGGGCTGTGGACCTTCTCTGCCAGTTCCATTGCGTTGCCGAACAGATTGGCCCCGATCGCGTGACTCATCATTCTGAGATGCTCTTCGTCCTCCGCGAGATCCCTTTTCTCATTTGCACTGTTGACCATGTCCGTCGTCATGGTGCCGTACTTGTCCCAGTAGCTCTTGCCTGCGAACTGGAGGCTCTTGAGCAGCAGGTCTGGGTCACGCTCGGTCTTGCCCAGAGCCTTCGCAAACGCATCGAACAGGAGGTCATCAAAATGCTCATTGGCGAATGCGGTCTGGCCCTCGTCGTTTCCGGGGAGCCCGACACGGGTGGCAGCACCGAGAGCCTTGACCGATTCGAATGCTTGCTTGAATGTTTCCTCGCTGCCGCCCTCGATCACATGATTGAACAGGATAAGATTTGTGGAGTTGCGGGTGTCCTCTTCGAACTGCCGCTGCTCCTCCCTACCCAGACGGGTGGCTTGGTCCCGTGCCCGATCGTTCACTCCGCGTAGAACCTGTCTCTCCCATGGCACCATGACCTCAGCGGGAACACCACTCGCGATCATCTCCTGCTTGAGACGGACGAACTCATCGCTGAACCTGAACTCGACATTCTGGGGCGTCTCCCGACGCTTCTTATCCATCGTCGCAAGGTTGATCAAGCCGATCTTGTGGGCAAGAGCGGTGAAGAACATTTCGGCATTGGCCGGATTGACGAACCGCCACTTCTCGGCCTTCTTGAGGGCTTCTTCAGGGGTGGCGTTTTTCAGCCAGCCCAGAACGTGGCTCTCCTCCAGCTCAGTCAGCTCGCGGTACAGGTTGCGGTTCTCTTCGTTCCCCAGCTGAGCCTCGACCGCCTGAATCCGGGCCTCTTGGGTCAGGAGTGCCTCGGCGGCCATTGCCACCTCGTTCTCCTTCAGAGCCCGCTGGCTCTCCAGCCCAAGCTGCTGCGTGTTTCGCCTGATCTGGGCTCGCTCCTCCTGAAGGACGCTGACTTGATTCTTGAAGTCCAGCTCCTTGGACTGCTGCTTCTGGGCGGCGAGGTTCCGGGCCGACAGGGTCCGGGAGGTCTGAGCCCTGAAGCCGGTCGTGATGGCACCGAGTGAGGCGGCCAGTGCCTCACCGATCTCCGCGAAGTCTCGGCCACCACGGTCAACTGATGCCTGCTGTGGTGCCGGGAGTGACGGCAGGGGTACCCGTGGTGCTGCGGTTGGTACTCGTGTCATCAGCGGCTCCCACTGAAGTCAAGCGTGAGGTCAGACAGGTTGGCAGGTACTTCGGCATCCCGATTGAGGCTGCCGATCGACGAGTTGTTGAGGAAGTTTCTGATGGTTCTACCGCGAGCCGTCTGAAGGTCCGCGAATCTATCTGCCCTTATTGTTTCTAGCACGCCAAGCTGTTGCTGCCCGGCATGTAACGCCGCCGCCAGACCAGAGATCGCCTCAAATGTGTCGAACCTGATCCCGCTGTCTCGGATGGCTGACTCCAGACCCTTCAAGTCGATCCGCCACCCGGCCCTCTGGCTCTTGTACTGACCCTGCTGGATCCCATTGATCTCGTCGGCGTTCTGGGAGTTCTTCCACGCCGTGAAGGCCTCGGTGGCAATGCTGTACCCGGAAGCAGCCGCGTTCGCCGCCGCCGCAGGGACGCTCGGTGTGCCAGCGTTGGCCGCAGCAGCGATGTCGATTTTCTTGTCATGTGCTGCACGCTCTTCACGCTTCAAGCTCTCGTATTCTGTCCATGTTGCAAAAGCTGTGGGGTCGTTCACCTGATTCATGAGGCTCTCCTGCTTGGAGATGCCTGTCGGGGACACGGCGTTGGTCAGGTTGCCCAGAGCCCGCTGGCCGTCGTAGGCGATCTGTGCAATCGCGAGGATCTTGTTGACCCGGAGGTTTGTGATGAACAGGTTGACCCTGTCCATCGACAGGCGGGCCGCATTGGCGATGGCTTGGGCCTGCTTGGCCGCACCGAAGGCAGCGATTACCGCGAAGATCCCGGCACCGATGGCCCCAGCCCCAGCGGAGGTCAGACCACCGCCGCCAGTGTCGCCACCAGATAGCGACACTGGCGGCCCGAAAAATGGCGAGCCGAACTCCCCCGCCGGTATCGTGGCGGCGAACTGTGACGGTTGGGGATGTCGTGGCATTACGTCTTGCCTCTACCTGCGGGTATTAGCTCATACTCCAGAGCTTGGATGGCTACCTGCCCAGCTGAGTTGCTCTTGATCCTGATCACAGCCTCCCGTGGATCGGTCGCCATGGCAACATCCAGCGATCCGGTTTCCAGACTGGCCTGTCCAACTTTAGCAACCCCGACGCGATGTGCCTGCCATGATTTCGTGTGGAGCTTGGTGTGGTTCTTAGTCTGGAGCCATTCCAGAGTGAAGTCGGTCGAGTCAAAGTAGAAGACCGTCAGGCCCTTCATCGTCTCGCGGGCACCGCTGATCCGGGCGAAGAGCTTGCTCAGCTCGATCTCCCAGTCGAACGTGAAGCCCAGCCACTGATCTGTCGGCGATGTCCCGCCGGTCAGATCGCCGTCGAATACAGGGTCGCCGTTAGGGTCGATGAAGATGGCCCGCCGGAACCCACCGCTCTCGTTCGGGCCACGCACCACCAGCATCGTGGTGTCGATATCGCCGTCCCGCCCGGTGTGGGGGATCGTGGTCTGGTCGGCGATGATGTCGTAGACCATGCTGCCGACAGTTGCCAACTCCATCCTGTCCATGCGTGGCACATACAGGTCAGGCTCTTCCACCGGCTGGATCCTGTGGAGGTAGGTCAGAAGACTGAACCCTCCGGAGCTGTTGGCCTGCTGGCTGACCATCTTGATCCGGCTGCCCCACTGCGTGAAGTAGATAGCAGGATCCTTGAACGTGAACGTACACCACGCCGACTGCACCGTCTGGGCCTGCACAATGAACGTGTCGTGGACCTCGACGGTGCCGTTGTCAAGGACGATGAACACCGTGGTACCGATCTGGAAGATCCGGACTGGTGTCTTGTTCTCCAACCGTCTCGGATCGTGAACCGTGAGCATGTCGGTGTAGAGAATCGACGGCTCACCAGTACCACCCCACTGGTACTGGTGAACGTCGTCGAACTGGTCGATCATGGTGATCAGGCCGGGACCGGCAGCGGGTGCGATGTCCAGCGACGGGTACTTCGTGATTGTCCGGATCCTGCCGTTGACGTTCGTGAGCTTGTCTTCGCCTGAGCTGTACTCCAGCTGCCCGTTCTCTGCCATGAGGAAGATGGCCTGCCCGACTGTCGTGGCCCGCAGCACCTCGCCTACGTCATTCTGCGTCACGTCGTCGGAGATACGGTCGGCGTTGGTGATGGCCGACACGTTGTCCACCCAGAGGTTGAAGAAGTCGTCGTTGCGGCTGGAGGTGACGTGCTTCTCACTGATGAGAAACAGCCGACCGCTGAAGAACTCGACGCTCTTGATGTGGAAGTTGTTGATGTTGGGCGTCGAGACGTTGAGCAGTGCCCATGGCATCTTCTTGATGGTGGCCGGGCGACCACTGGCCCTCTGCCGCCACGGGCACTCGTCGAGTATCACCCTGTCGTTGAGGAGGTCGAGGATGATCCGGTGTGGCATGATCGTCGGGTCGTATCGGGCTTGAGCCTGTTCTGCCAGAGGGATCCTGTACCAGTTGTCGTGCCGTGGGAAGTACCCGTCCTCGTAGAGAGGGGGGCTTTCCCCTTCGAAGAAGACGTAGTACCCGGCGGGGTCGAACCCCTCGTCGAACAGCACCTTGTAGACCTCACCGTCTATAGCTTCGGAATCCAGCGGCAGGGCTGTGAAGTTTGTGATGGCCTCGCCGCCGTTCTCTGGCGTCTTATCCATAGCCAAGATTATCGGGGTGGCGTCTTCATCCCCTTGGGTGATGTAGCTCACTGACTGCTGGTATGTCCATGCGTCGAGGATCACCAGCCCCATGTCCTGCTTGCGGTTGGTCAGGACCAAGGTGTCGAAGCTGCCGGTCACGTCTATGTCCTTGATGGTGTCGGTGGCCGTATCCAAATAGGCGTCGAACGAGCCTCCGCTGTTGTCCACCACGTCCAGCGGCTCACCGTTCTCGTCCCACGCGATGACGACCGTGAACGCGGTGATGCCACCCTTGCCGATAGCGAGGATCGCTCCCCGAATGGAAGCGAACTGGTAGGTGCCGAGGTCGTCGAAGTCGGTGTTCGCGTGATCGAGGAGGTCAATAATCAGCTCAGTCGGCTGACGCTTGACTGCCCCGCCGATCCGAAGATCGAACCGGGTGTTCTTGGCCGACTCCATGGTGCCGTTTCTGCGTTGCCAAGGAGCCTGTCCACTTACTCCTTGCCAGAGTCTGTCAATGACGATTGGCTGGCCCGGCATTAGCTACATACCTAACGGGTTACGGGAAGACGTGGGACTGGGTTCGCGGATCGAAGCTGCCGGTGGGTGCCGCGTTGCCCCGGAGGCGTAGGGAGAAGAAGCCGGTGACGTGACCGATGTTGGTGTGGGGGACAGAGTTCTGGTACCGGGTCTTGGCACGCTCGGCCTTGGCCTCCAGCGTCAGGCTCGCGGCCTGATGGACCTCGTACCAATACTCGGCGGCGGCCCGCTTGGCAATCCACTGGGCCATGATCTCAGGGATGACTTCGAAGTCGTCGTCGGCCTCGTCGTTGTTGAAGATGTCAAAGACCACCTCAACATCCTCGACTGCGATGCTTGCATACGTTGGCGGATCGGCGTCGAGATCCCAGACGTAGGTCTTCTCGTCCACCGGGTCGTACCGGTGGCTGTACTGCCGCTGCTTGAACTTCACAGACAGGAACGTGACCACGTCCACGGCGACCCTGCTGTTGGCTCCTACGGCCAGCTTGACTATGTCGGTGTTGAAGTGGTGGCCGCTGAGCAGGATCTCGCGACGAGCCCGGATGATCGCCTGTTTGGCGAGTGAGGCGTCCTGCGAGGACTCGTCCAGTTCGTTGTTCTGCCCTTGCCCGACCTGCCTGAGTACGAGGTTGATTGCGGCGAGCAACTTCATGATGAAAAAGGCTCTCGCCGGGTTGCCCCGACGAGAACCCCCGAAGGAGGAACTGATTACGAACCAGCAGTGTCGCTGACGAGGAGGTAGCAACCCTTGTTCTGGAGGATCTTCAGGCCCATGTGGAGCCTTGCGATGGACATCCAGACCTGCTCTCTCTGGATCCAGTCGATGCTGGATTCCAGACCTGTCTGGTGACGCACCGCGAAGGAGTCGTGGTGCCAGAAGATGCCCACGACGGGAGTGCCGTTGAAAGCAACGGGCAGGTTCTTGTTGGCGTGGCCGGTAGTCCAGTCGATTCCGAAGATGCCACCGACGTTGCGGATCAGGCAGTTCAGGTATTCCATCCCTGCCATGTTGCCGCCGATGGACTGGTTGACGTTCTGCCCACGGGTGAAGTCAACCGAGACGACCTCGGCGACACCACGCATTGAGTAGAACTGCTTGGGCTTGAGCAGCCCGAAACGCATGGATGCGGGCACACCGTTGTCATCCATGATGCCCATGAGGGTACTGATCCCATCCTTGACCGCGTCACCAAGGTTGGCGAGGGTCGCGTAGTCGTCGCTGAACGTCCTTGAGTCGGCGTCCGAGTCGAACATCAGGGTGTTCGCAATCCTGATCGTTCGACCGTAGCCCACGTCTCGGCCCAGCTGGGCTCCGACCTGTGCGATCAAGTTCAGGTCCGGACGGATGTCCACCTGAGTCTTGAGGATGTCCGAGAAGGACTTGATCGGATCATCGAGTGCGATCACCTCTGAGGCGATCACGGCACCCTCTGAGTGAGCTGTGCCGTCCACACGGTTCGTCGCTTCGCCTTCCTGAATCACGGGGACATTCAACACTTCTCCAGCTACCTGCCCTTGGAAGACAGACCAGCCAGTGTCAAAGTAGTCCGCGTGCTGGTAGGCCTCCTGCACGCCAATCGCAAAGACTTCCGTCTCTGTGTTCGTTAGTGTTAGTGGTGCTGCCATTGAGATGGCTCCGCAAAGAGTTCGATTCAGGATCGCCCTGATGAACCTTCGCGGTTATCCCAACGGGGTCCGCTTGAGTTCTCCGTCCGGTTGTCCGACCCGGTTGTCCAGTCGCCATTGGCGACAAGGTCCATGGGGTCCAGAAGGACGGGCTCTGGCTGAGCAACGTGCCCAACCGTATGTATTCTTAGAAACCCCCACCCAGTTTGTCAACCGGGAGGGGACCACGATGTTGCGAGCGGGTAGGGGGGGCCAGAACCACGCTCGCAACGAGGTGACTCACATTCCGATGCCGGGCACGACCTCTCCCGCCTGCTTGGCTCGCTGTCGGATCAGGGCGTTCCGCCGTGACTGCTTCTCGCCGGGGTTGAGAGTCATGTCGTTTTCCACGCCCCGCAGGGCGGCAGCGAACGACGCTCTGTCCTTGAATCCCACCTGATCACCGCCTATGGCTGGTTTGCCGCCGCGTGGTACGCCACCCATGAATCTGTTTCCTTTCAGGTTGGGCCGGTGGTCGTTGGCCTCAATGGCCTTCTGGTAGTCACCAGCCACCATCTCGACCCATGAGTAGTTCCCGCGTGCGGACATGGCTTGGAACCCGGCACGCTCCGCCTCGCTGAACCCGCTCTGGCCGTTGCTCATCCAGCCCAGAAGGTCAGAGAAGTCCACACCCTCTGGTGCGGCCTCGGCACCAGCGGTCATCATGCCCTCACGCTTGGTCTTCTTCCACTGGAAGAACTCCAGCAGCTCGTCAGGTGCCACGATGGCTCCCTGCTTGGCGACAGCCTCCACGAAGTCGTTGGGTACCTCGCCCGTCTCGTAGAAGTTGTCGAGGATCTGGACGTACTCCTCGGTGGTCACCATCAGATCACGGGCAGCTGCTGCCGCCCCCTCAGGGGAGGCAGCGGCTTCCTTGAGCTTCTGCTCCAGCTCCTTGTTGCGGGTCTGGGCATCGCCCATGGTCTTCCGCATCTCCTTGACGCCGTTGAATACCTCGGACCACGTCTTGCCCTCGTACATGTTCAGCTCGGCGGGCAGGGCACCATCAGGTACCTTCGATGCGGGATCGAACTTCGGGGCAACTGGTGTCGTCTTCGTCGTGTCAACCGCACCCGACGCGGGCTCGCCGCCACCTTCTCCGCCGCCGCCTTCGCCTTCACCGGCTCCAGCATCACCCCCTCCGCCTTCATCCCCTTCAGGGGACAGCCAGATTGTCTTCAGGAAATCCATGTCAGTTCACCTTCATTGTGTTCAGGTCCAGTTTCTTTTCCAGCGACCTTGGGAACCCCGCCTTGTGCAGACGTAGAGCAGCGACAAAGAACTCTTTGTTCACCTGCTGGTTCGGCCTGATCTTCTGATAGCGGTCCCACTTGTCACGCTCATACGCCGTGTACTCGATGTCCTTGCGGTTCTTGCTGGTGATGCCGTGGAGTTTGACGTATCCAACGGTGCGATGTCTGTCCATCAGATCCTCTGGCAGCCCGCAGCCATCGTCCCGATCCTTCTGCTGATCGGCGACCTTCACCCTGCCACCTTGGTTTGCAACCAGAGTGTCAGCGACCTCGGTCATGTCGATCTTCGCCGTCCGCTGTTGCTCGGTGTGGTCGAGATCAAGGAGTACATCAGGATCGGAAGGTTCGCCTCCAAGATCCTTGTCCTCGGCGGCCTCTTCAGCTCTTGCCGCCTGTCTACGGGAGGACTCTGCCGCCATCTCCTGTGCCATAGAGGGCGGTGCTACTTCTTCGGTCATCTGTCAGCTCCTACTGTGCGGCAGCTGGCTGAGTCTCCGGACCCTGCGGGCCACCTGCTGTGAATGTGTTCCTCTGGGGGGTGGTTTGCTGTCCGTTGGTGCCCATTGCCTGCTGAATTGGATCGGGTTCTCTTCGGAAGTAGATCCCATCCAGATCCATGAGCATCGTCTCGGCCATCCGGTCGAGGATGGCAATGCCGTCCGCTCCGACCGATGGGTCGAGCTGCATCGCCAGCGGGAGTGCCCCGGTGACGAACTGGGTGAACGTCCGCTGCTTCTCCAGTGCGTTGACACCGGTCACGACCGTGATCTTGAGGTGCCCGCCCAGCAGTGCGTTCGTCTCTTCGTCGAACATCGGGCTGCGGGCTTCCAAGATGCTCATCTCGGACTGGAACAGCGGTCGCTGGAACGTCTCCTCCAGTGCTGACAGGAGATCCTGCGTCTGGCTGTTCAGCTCGTCGATCATCTGGATGACCGCAGTGGCTGAGGTGTCCGGGCTCATGGCCCGGTCCTTGATCCCCTTGGCGGAGATGGCGGCCAGCTCTGCCTTATCATGCTCAAGGATCCCGCCGATGAACCCCCACTCGCCCAGCTTCTGCTGGCTGGTCACCGCCGGGAAGGCGTCACCCTCCTGCATGATGACGGGCTCGCCGGTCTTCTTCTTGGTGATCTGGTCGGTGTCGTCAGCTAGTGCCGACCCTTCCTTGATGCCCAGTGGGTTCCAGCTCGCGAGGCTCATGGCGTCGGCGAGGCTGGCCTCGGCATGGTTGATCGAAGCGATCAGCCTGATGAAGTTGTAGAAGTAGCCGACCGGGTAGTCGTCTACGTCAGGGAGTTCGCCGACCATGACGAAGTACCGATCGCTCGGCTCATCGATCAGCTCGATGACAGGATCCTCACCGTCCTTGGACGGGTGCTGGAACCAGACCTCACCCTTGTCGAAGTCCACAAGCGTGTAGCTGATCTGCTCCTTGTTCAGCCGGTCACCAGAGTCCTGCATCTCCTCCGGGTAGGGATCCCGCACCTGCTTCAGGACGATGTACTCGACCCTGCCGAACTCGTTGCGGCGGACCACAGCCGACCGGAGCGGGAAGATGCGGATGCCATCCTCGGTGTTGTGACCGATCGTGGTACCCTCGATCAGGTTCCGAGTCAGGGCCATGCCCATGCGGGACCGGATGTTCTTCTGCTTCAGGGACTCGTGGACCTCCTGAGTCCGCTGCGTGAGGGCATCCCGGAGTGCTTGGATGCCATCCTCGGTTACCTTTATGTTGTCAGGGTCGGCAGCCTGTAGGTCCAGCTCAGTCCAGATGAACTGAGGGAAGTCGATGCGTGCCCACTGCACCCCGGTGGGGAGCATGAGCTTCATGGTGGCCGATGAGAGGTTCCGGACAGAGGAGGTGCCCTGCGAAGTCCATGGGCTCTGCTCGATGTCCTCGCCCTTGGGCTTCAGCCAAGGCATCGTCAGCTCAGCGACATCCTCCGCATGATCGAGGAAGTCCTCGCGGTCACTGATCTTCTCGTCGTAGACGATCTGTGGTTTCATATCTTGAGGGTCGGAGCCTGCAACTGGATCGGGCCAAGTGTACCCTGCCGCTGGAGGAACGACTCACGCGATTTCTGGATCTTGACGTTGGCCTCGTTCGCCTCCTTCTGGGCAATGGCTGGATCCGGTGGTCCCGGTGGCTTGTTACGGCCCGACTGGAGCTGAGTCGCCAACGACCCTGCGGCCAAGATGATGAATGGGATTGCTTGTGCCATGTTAGGCTCCGGATGTCAGGGCCTTGTACAGCCCACGGGGAGTTCGTGCGAGATTAGGTAACCCCAGCAGTCCGCACGTTGCAGTCACACAATTCATAGCCGAATCATCCAAGCGAAGCAAACCCCATCGCCAAAGCAGTGTGCGGAATCCATCGAACTTCCGACCGTCCTCCCACCATGTGACGTGGACTGGTGGCTCGACGCTGACCATCCGAGTGGCAGGCATCACCCTCTGGGCGAGGCGGTGGTTGATGATGAAGCAGCCCCTTTTAGGGGCACAGTGGTACTGGATGTCCCCCAACCGGAGGCAGCAGTGGTTCTCATTGGGACCGAGGATGGCGAGGAACGCGAGCGTGGACACATACCAGCCGAAGGTGCGGTAGATCCTCGCGGCGGCCAGCGGCCCGTAGAACAGCACCTCTAGGGGGCCTTTGATTTCCTCTCCTCGTTGCGATAGCTGTTCTCGATCTTGCTGATGAAGGCCTTCTTCGAGGACCACGTCTTCCACTTGTTGAACTCCTTTTCCTGATCGGACTCAGTCGGATTCCACTCCGGTGGGGTTCCCAAGTGCTGCTTCAAATAGGCGATCAAGTGGGGTACGTCCATCGAACTCTCCATGGCAGGCAGTCGCCATTGGCGACTTGTCCTCGTTCCAGTTCAGCCACACGAAGCCACGCTTCAGGGCCAGCGGTGACCACGATTTTATCATGGCTATCTCTCGGAGGTGGCCTTTGTTCAGGCTGTTGATCTTCTTCTGGTACACCTTTGTCTCATAGGCGTAGGGGTTCTTCGGGTCGGACCTGAGGTCCATGCCGCAGAAGATCAGGCAGTTGAAGTGCAGGAATGCCCACTGGATACAGAACGTCATCGACCTGTTGAACGACCGCAGCGGGCCGTGCCCGTCGAAGTACTCCCGCTTCTTCTTGGTCTTCCGATCGATCGACTTCAGAGATGAGATGTGGACATACTCCACGTTGGGGTACTTGCTCCAGAAGGCGTTGAGGGTGTCTGGCACCACCTTCCTGACCGTCTCGCACCTCGCCGTCTCGTATGCCTTCTCTCCACCATGGTGGTGGTTGATGTTGTCCGCCGTCACCCAGTAGTTGGGCCGGGGGATCACCCGCACCGTCGTAGACACGGCGGCGACAGGGATGTCCATCACAGCTATCTCGTTCAGCCGAAGGGCTAGGCTGGGTCCGCTTCCTGCAATGATGAGAGGCTTGATGTCCATACGCCCTTCACATCTATGACCGTGCATCGTTGGTTGCGGAGGAAATATCTGTACGCGATGGCAGTGCCGATGACGCCTGCATCGACCAGCACTACAGACTTCTCTGGGAAGGTGCGATTGCGGTGTGTCACAAAGTCATCCCAGTCTTCAATCTTCAGTTGCTCGGTCACAGGGAATGGTGTCGGGATCGGGCCGCTGCCCACCCAGACCACTTCCCGATCTTTCATGTATGGCACGAGCCCGTCTCGGAACTCGTCTGCATCGAGGATGTCCCCCTCAACCACTCGCCGGTACCGGGGCGAGACGAGACGATCAAAGAGGTGGCGGTCCTTGGGGCAGCCCACGAAGTATGAGGCAGCCCGGTAGTTCACCCCCATCATGAGCCATCTCCGGAGGCCGCCACTGTTCGTGGCTATCACCGCCATGGTTTCGTCGTCGAATTTGGTGAACCCCCACGGTATGCCCGATCTCATCATCTGAATCAGATCACTCGCATTCATCGTCAGCTCCTTACATAGATGTCGTCGCCAGTGGACGTGCAGTGCATGCGGTAGGACTGCTGCTCCATCCACCTGACGATCTTGTTCGCGTGCGGGTTCTTCCAGTGAGGGTGGTGCATCTCGACTGCGATCACCTTGGGTCTGCTCACCATCCTACTGATGACATGCCAGTCGCACCCCTCGGTATCACTGCTCAGCACATCGATCGTTCCATCGTCGATCATGTCGAACGTGATTGCGGGCACCGTGAGTAACTTGGCTTTGTGGTGCTTGACTGGGGCATCTGACTCCTCAAGGTGGGCCGTAGGTATGGGGTATGGCCTGAGCATGGTCACCAACCCCTCCTTGGCTGCGACGGCCACGTTGTGGATAGTCACGTTGTGCATGCTGCCCCACTTCTTGTTCAGCTCAAGGGCCGCTTCTGGCTGGGGCTCGACGAGCTGGACCCTCACACCAGCGTCTATGAACTTCGACACATGGCAGAACGCCGGGAGCCACACCCCGACCTCGACCGCGTGCTTCGCATCCGGGCACAACTCCCACAGCTTCTTCCTCGTCACGTCGTGGTCCGGCGGGGGGTTCGTGTCGCGTCCGGATCGGAATGTCATCTTGCCATCATCTCATGGATGTTCATCTGCACCCATCTCAGGTCCGGCAGCCAGTACTTCTTGTCGCTGTCCTTCTCGCTGGTGTGGTGAATTCGTGTTGGGATGCCGAAGGGGTTCCAATACTGCTCCAACTTATGCACGTTGCTCTTCTTGTCGTACCCCCCGACGTGTGTGGTGTCGGTCCAGACCACCTGTGGGCAGCCGCAGAGGGTGGCAAGATGGATAGGCCCAGACGATGGCCCGACGATGCACCGGCTGCTGGCGAGAATGTCCATCGTCTCGGTGAGTGGTATGTCGCGAAGGTCCGTCGCCATTGGAAGGGTCAAGGAGCAGCTCTTCAGTCCGATGCAGGCGATAGACAATCCGTAGATCCCCCCGGCCAGCTCGTCCCACCACTCCATCGGTGCCGATCTCCGGTGGTCGCCACCCTTCATCATGTATCGAGCGTGGAACACCACGTCGTAGGCAGAGCCATGCCTCTTATTGCCGTAGCTGATGAAGGTGCCCTTGCTGGGGAAGAATATCTGGGGTCTGATGTAATTGGCGTTGCTTGGCATGTCCCCCCTGAAATTCCTGACGATCGCCCTGTCCCCGTCATCCATCCTCTTGCACCCGGAGGTGTTCTCGGAAGCACTGGTACCATGAGGCACGTCCCAGAACTTGTCTGTGAAGTCGGCGTACAAGGCTCGTGATGTGGGCTTGCACCCCACTGTCACGTCATACCCACGGCCCAGACGCCGAATGTTGGCCTGCCATGTCATGATCTCAAACCCAAACTCACCGGAGTACGGCCCGGCCCAGAGGGATTTCCTGTTCGTTGTTCTCACCGATGCCTCTTCAGGCGGCGGCTGGCCTGCATGTGTTCGATGATCACCTCATGGTCCTCGGACCTCCGGAACCACGGGGCGTCGAAGACCTTGCAGTACTGCTGCGGCAGATGGAAGGTCAGTGGAGCCTTGCCTGCCTCATGCATCTCGTACCACAGCTCTCCCATGATCTGCTGCCCGTATTGACCCTGCCCGTCCTCGCGATCGACCCACGCATTCAGCCACTGGATTGCCAGAGGGGTGTAGTTGAACCACATGGTCCCGCTGGAGATGCCGTCACGCCCGGTGTCAGGACCGCCGGGGATGTGTTCCTTTCTCATCCGTTTGTGCGGGATGAACCACGTCGCGAAGTCGAACTCCTGAGCGAGCCAGCCGCAGATTGTGAACGGTCGTCGGAACCTCGCGTCGATGTCCACCCACAGGACCGGCATCTTGTGTTCCTCAAGCACCGTGAGAATGTGCTGAGGTTTCATCCCGCAGTTCTTCCGCCAGCTCCCTTGGGACTCTAGTGTCCGCACGTCGATGATGTCCCCGTACCCCATCTGGTCGGTGGCAGCCTTGATGAAATCTGCCTGCTCACCCTTGTACCCTGACGTGAAAAAGCTGGTGACGATCATCCTCGGTCGATCCCCTTCTGTGTCGTGCTTGCAAGGTGGTGGAAGACTACCGGATCGCCCTTGCATCTCCCCTTGATCGCACACCAAGACTGCGGCAGCCAGACCGTGGACGGGCGGATGTCACACCACGCCTGCTGGAGTGTCCACTGGTCCCACTGCCCATCGTCCAACCGGCAGAGGTGAGCCCACTTATACAGCAGGTCCATTCCACCCAGCGTGTTGTTGATGAAGATGGTCCCGCTATTGAACCATTTGGGTGGGTCGGGCCAGTCGTCGGGAAGGTTGACCACCCGCCCGCAGGCCTTCCTCTTCCGCTCACCTCCGAAGGAGTAGACACCGAAGTCCACCTCGATGTCCCGGAGCAGGTCAGGCCGCTTCTTCAACTCAGCGTCGGCGTCGATCCAGAGGATGGGCCGTGAGAGGATCCGCATGCAGTTCAGCATGAACGGACCCTTGATGGCACAGTTGCTCACCCACCGGCCAGTGTCCTTCAGCTCAACAGACATGCAGGGCACCTTGAGTGCCGCACATGACTCCCTCAGCTTGGCCGCGTACTTCGGATACGGGTCTTGAGAGGTGTAGTAGTTGACGACCGTGACCGGCCTTGGTCCTGTCGCCATTGGCGACTCAGCTCCCGGTGCCGTTGGATCTCATCTTGTCCACCACGGCTCGTGCCGAGCTACCCAGCTCGGACTTGATGGCCGGACCAGCTGCGTCCATGGCTCTGGCAAAGGCCGGGTCTTTGCTCTTGACCGTGTCCAGTGCGTTGACCAGCCTGCCGAATGACACACGCTTCTTGCGGCTCCGATACCACTCCGAGATACCACCGACGACGATGCCCAGAGGAATGCTGATCGGGGCAGGCAGGTACGATGTGAGCCCCTTCGCCACGTCACCCATGTCGGGCTGGCGACCAGCAGCAGCGGCGTCGGACCTGCTCCGATCCAAGAGCCTCTGCATCCCGGCAAGCTGGGCCTTGGATCGAGCCAGTGCGGCAGCTTCATCGGGTGACAGCGGTGAGTTCACAGCCTTGGCCTCCATCATGGCGACCTCATGCTGCATCGACATGATCATCGCGTCCGTCTCCATGTAGACCGAAGCAACGATGGTCGGGTCGTCGTATGGACCCTTCGGACCTGTCTCACAGGCGAACGGGATCGTTGTGATGACCGCAAAAATGACCGAGACGATACAGACCCGCTTGGCCCAACGGACGTGATTTTTGGTTATGACCATCATGGGATACGCTCCTCGATCCGTTCAAGGATTTTAGTGTTGACGGCCTGCTGCGTCGTGATGGTATTCAACTTGGTGACGATCAGGCCCATCTGTGCTTCAGACTTGTTCTGCTGGACACTGTTGGCGGCAACCCGCTCGACCAAGACGGCGTGGCCTGCGGCGTTCAGGTGCCGGACCACTGCAAAAACCGCCGTGGCAATTCCTATCACGGCAAGGCCAGTACCGACCCTCATGATCCAGATGCGTCCGTTCGGATTCTTGGGTAATGTCATGGGCTGCTTACGGTTTGGAGGGGCAGACGAAGTCCTCTGGTGTCAGACGTTGTCGCCTGTATCTCGTGAAATCGTACCACCCCCAAATCTCAAGGGCACGTCCCGCACAGGCGACCCATCGTTCGGCAGCAGACGAGTCTAGGCACTTCTTGATCCGGCGGCTGAAATCGGTGACCGCACAGTACTGAATGATCAACACCTCGTCCTCGTCGAAGGCGTGAGCGTCACCGAAACCGTGCAGATCCTTCCACCAGTTGGTGCCGGGAATGGGCCGGTCACATGAGTCAACCGTGTACCCAAGCTCTTTGAGCCTCGCCAGAGAGCATGCCCGGAATGATCTCTTCTTCGACAAAACGGAGGAGGCAGGGCAACCCACCCCCTCCGCTCGACAAACCTCAACCTGAAACGGTCGGACCACTACGAGTGGACGAGGGCGTCGTGTCCCGCCCATCAGACCTGAGGTCGTCTATGTCGCTCATGATACTGTCGAGTGACTGCCGCCACCATTTGCCGTCGCTGAGGCAATGCTCGTCGTATCTCGCCTTCAGCTCGTTCCAGTTCTTCCACAGAATATTGTGCTGCTCTGTCAGTTCACTTACCTCTCTTTGCAGCTTGGAAGAGTGCTTGGCGTATCCGCTCACACGCACCGTCAAACTCTGAACTGTCTCCTGTAGATCCGCGAGCTGGTCGGAGACGGACTTCAAGGACGGGGGTGTCGCCATTGGCGACTGTGAGGGGGCCTGAGTCGGTGAGCTTGATGCTGTGTCCGTTGAGCTTGAGTCCGACATTGTCGCCGCCTTTCAGGGTGAGGGAGATCAGGTTCATCAGTACGCTTCCTCGCTGTCAGCTGTCCTCTGGTCCGATTCGTCGGGGTACTGGTCCTCGCTGCTCTCGCCCCTGCCGGTCAGCTCCTCCCACGTCTTCCAGCCACGGCGTCCACCGTCCTTCTCTTTGTTCTTGGCCCACAGGTCGCTCTTGCCCCGCTGGCCGAAGCTCAGGATCCGGCGGCATTCGTGGCACCAGCACTCGTAGTTGACGAAGGGCTTGCCCTCCTTGGATGTGCCGGGCCGGTACACCAGCTGGGTGTTCACGCTGTCGCAGTGGGCACAGGTCAGGTTGCCGAAGACACCTTGCACGTCGGCGACTGCTTCAAACAATCCCGTCATGGTGTCTGCCTCCACCTCGATGGTGGTCCGCTTGTCCGGGGTGAGGATTCGTGCGATCATTTCGTTGCTCCTGTCTTGGTTCGGATTGAAGCAGGCACGTCGCCCGCCTTGCGTGCGTCGATCAGGGCGAGGCAGCACGCTCCCCGCCGGATGGTTTGCCCGGTCTTCGCGATGAAGCGGGCGGTGAGCAGCTCACACAGCAGATCGTTCTCGATCATGTTGTCGGGCGTGAGCTGTGTGCTTCGGTAATCCTCTTTCAGCCGCATAAACACGTCCACCAGCTGGCTCCTGTAGGTTCCGGTCACAGTCTTGGCGGTGCGGAAGTCGAACTCGATCATGGTCATCTCCTTTGGTTAGATTCGGCCTGCCTACACCCCCCGCCATCCGCTGGGATCCTCAGGTCGGGATTCCCAGAGCCATTCGCCAAGCGTAGCCCGTCCAACGTCCTACCGTGTCAGTGACCAGAGGGATCCCAGCACCGCCCACCGGGTGTATGGCGTGGGGCGGCTTGTTGCTCTGGTGTGACGGTGACGACAGGGACGGGTGACCGCTGCTCGCACGGGGGTACTGCGAGTCTGGGTGTGCGGCCTTCCTTTGCCAACCCGTTGAGAGTTCAACGTGGTAACGGGTACGAACCCACGATACGCGAGGCCCATCAGGCCTGAGTTGTAAAGCCACCCGCTACCGCCGTATAGGCAACGGGTGGTGAGGCCCCAACAAGGGGCACCGAAAGGAATCGAAAGACAAGCAGCCACAGGTGGTAGCCTGCGGCTGCTCGGATTAGGTTCAGGGTTCCGCTCTGGTGACCTCTTCCAAAAGGCCAGAGCGATCCCACCAAGAACCCGTAGATTATGTCGTGTGGAAGAGGTCAACTGGTTCTCCTATCAGGGGTTACCAAATCCTGATGCACACCATACTAGCAAGCCGAACTACCCCGGTCAAGAGATAATTCGGAGTTTGTCAGGCTGGACGACGCCATCCGTTCTCAGCTATCGCCGTGATCAGATCACTGGCTGCTTCGAACGTCACGTCCTTGGGGTCGTATTCGAACCGCTTGAGCAGCTTGGCCTGCTTGAAGGTGCAGAGCTTCTTCTCCCGGCGGGCCTGTAGCTCACCGATGACGGTGCTGCACTCAGCGAACGTCATCTGGTCCACGTCATCGACACCGGCACGGCGGAGGAAGCCGATCATCCGGTCGGTGGCCGGGCGGCCCCGGTTCCACTGCCGCTCACGCCGGGGCGTCAGGTGGAACACGTTGAACGGGCTGATCTTCTGGCTGCGGTAGCGGGCCTTGGCCTGCACCTTCTTGCGGCGGGCCTGCTCCTCTTCCTCGATCTGGGTAGCGGCCTCGGCAAGGACCAGCTGCATGTTGACGGCCTCGCCGTTCTGCTGCTGCCGTGCGTTGGCTGCTGCCCGCTCGATGACATCGTCCTCGTACCGACCGCCGAGGATGTCGGCGGTGCTGATGAGCTTGTGCCGTCCGCTGTTGCCGACGAAGTCGATGATGGTCATCTTCGGCTTGCGGCTCTGGGCGATGGACTTCTTGCGGTCCTCTGGATCCTCCTGTTGACCGAGGAGGTCCACGATGTCGTCGGCGGGCCGGGTACCACGGCCAGCCATCTGGGCGTAGAGGCACCGGCTCTTGGTTGGCCGGGCCATGGCGATGACCTCGATGCCGGGGCAGTCGAAGCCCTCGGTGGCGATCATGCAGTTGACGAGGTACTGGAACTTGCCCTCCTTGTATTGCCGGATGATCTCTCGACGCTCGTCCTTGGGAGTGTTCTGGTAGACGAAGCAGGCAGATCCCGGCTGGTACCGGTTGAATATTTCGCACAGCCGCTTGGCCTGATGGACCGAGGCGGCGAAGACCAGAGTCTGGCGACCGTCAGCGATCTCGCGGGTGGGCACCGCCACCTCATGCAGGATCTCCTCGTCCTCAAGGATCCCGCACAGATCCTTCTGGTTCAGGTCGCCAGCCGTGGTCCGGACTCCTGAGAAGTCCAGCTCGTCCACCTCGACGAAGTGCTGCTCAATGGGGACCAGCCAGCCGAGGTCGATGGACTCAACGATCTCCATGTCGAAGGCCACGACCTCAAAGACCTTGCCGAGAGCCATTTCGTCGGTGCGGTCAGGCGTGGCCGTGTAGCCGATGACCTTGATGCGGGGGTTGATGCCAGTGTAGTACTCCACGACCCGCTGGTAGCTCTTAGCAGTGGCGTGGTGGGCTTCGTCGATGATGATGGTCCCGAACTCCTCCGGGTTCATCCGCTCCATCCTGCGGCCCGTACCGGCCCGTGCGTTCTGGGTCTGGACCGATGTCACGACGAACCGGCTCCGCTTGTCGTCCATGTAGGGGTCGAAGCCATCAACGAGCCGGGACTGGTCGGGCTGGTCGTCGGCCCGAAGCTCAGCCATCTCGATGACAGGCTCCTCGCCAGTGACGAGGCGGACCTTGTTCACGGCCTGCCGGATCAGCTCGTCACGGTGGGCCATGATCAGGGTCCGACCATGTTCCGACCGTTGGTTGATCAGATCGGCGAAGGTGATGGTTTTCCCCATGCCAGTGGGCATCACTACGAGGGCGGATGATGCTGCCTCAAGGGCAGCGTGGGTCTGCTCGTTGCACTGGACCTGATAGTCTCGGAGTTTCATGTGGGTTCCTTTCGGTGGGTGAGGAGTAGAATGGTAGGCAGATGGTAGCCTGAAGTCAAACCAGCCCCGCAGGTTTCCCCACGGGGCTGGCGTCAACCGAGAGCAGCGTTAGCTCTTCTTCGGTGCCTTGGCGTCAGCCTTCTTGCCAACGGGCGACTGCTTCCAGCCGGACTCGTTGACCCAGCCGCGTGGGTTCAGGCCGGTGTCCTTGTCGCCACAGGCCATGCACTTCTTCACGCCCTGCTTGCCCTTGCAGTAGGGGCACACGGCGAAGGGGCGGCTGAACTTGATCGCGGCGAACATGTTCATCCGGTCCTGCTCCAGCGAGGTGAGCTGGTTGCCGATGTAGAAGGCGGCGTTGCCCTCGACCATCTCTTCGACCAGTGTCTTGAGCTGGCTGAGGACTCGCATGCCCTCGTCGAAGGTAGCCTTGGAGGTGGCGAAGATCCCAAGCAGATGGTCGGGGATCGCAATCCCAACGCTGTCCTTCTCGACTGAGGCTGCCGGGCGGGCGACCTCAGGTGCGGACACGCGGATGGCCTCTCGGACATCAGAGGCCTGACGGGGACGCTCAGCCTTCGCGGCGACGGCGTCGGCAGCGGCCATGACTTCCTGACGCTGATCGGCGGGAACCTTCTTGAGGTCACGCAGGTGTGACTCAGGAGTCACGCCGATCTCGATGTTCAGGGCACGTTCGTGCTGCCCGGCGGCGAGCTGGCGGAAGGCGGTGGACCGGTGGCCCGGCAGAACCTTCTTGGACCAGCCTTCCCAGTTGGTGTGGCCCAAGACCTTCCAGCCGCGACCGTCGCTGAAGTCAACGAGCAGTCGGCGGAGGGTGCCTTGCTCGCCTTCAACCTTCACGCACTGGTCAGCGATCCGCTCGCTCAGACGCTTCGCTTTGACGAGCGACATGTCATTCTTGGCGAGGTCTACAACTTCGGTCTTCGTAGCAGTCATGTTCGTAGCTCCTGTTCGGTAAGGGTGACAGAGTACTATCTTAGTCAGAGTAAACGACAAGTCAAGGTTGCCCCTGACTTGCCGTGGGAACCGTGACGGTGGAGTCACGATGTCTGGCGTGACCGGAGTGCCTCCAGCCACTCGTCGAGGATATCTTCGGGCAGTCCGAAGATGTTCTTGATGCTCGGACGGGAGTGCTTGCGGGCAAGTGCCGCCAGCGTCTGAGCCTCGGCTGCGACAGCCGCACCGTTATCCGTGTGCTGCTCGTCGAGCAGGTGCCGGATGGCGATGATCTTCTGGCCGACAGCCTCGTCCACCTCAGTCTCCAGCCCGGTGCGGGAGGTGAAGTCCGGGTCGTCGCCAGCCTCCAGACCCAGCACCCTCATGAGGGCGTACTTGTCTGCGTAGGTGCTGGCCTTGCCCGGCCCCTTGTCGTAGCCGTCGAACTTCCAGCTCCACCCGGTGGAGGCGACCTCCACGTCGATGAAGTCAGCGGCGTCATCGACGCACTGGAACCGGAAGGTCCATGTGTACTCGGCCCACAGGGCCGGGCCGTGGCTGGTGTCCACGACCTGACACTCATGCCGCTTACAGTTCAGCGGGTACCAGAGGACGCGGGCCTTCTGGAACAGGGGACGAACGGCCCTCACTAGCTCAGGGTGAGCGACTGCGGAGTCGTAGGCTGCGTCACCAGCAGACAGGTCCACCTTCTGGATGTAGTCCCGCTGCTCCCGGATCCACCACAGCCGCTGCTGGATGGTGGCGGTCGCGTCGGGCACGTCGTTCATGAGCTGGTTGAGCATGGTGACGCCCGCCGTCGCCGAGTTGTCCGGGCTGCTGGCCTCCTTGTCGCCATTGGCGACTGCCTCATGCGACCGGAGGATGCCGGTGGCGATGTGCATGGCGGTCATGTCCCCGACACCGGGGACCATGGCGGCAAGGTGATCAGCGATCACGGCCACGTTGCCATTGAAGCGTTTGTGGAGGTTCGCCATATCAGTGGTGGACCAGCCTGCTTCGTGCAGGGCTCGAAAGCAGCGACCCTTCATGCGGTTGCAGTAGCGGTACACCCAGATGTGGAGCGGGTGTTCGTGGGTAAAGGTGGTGGCGGTGGCAGTCATGGCAACAGGCTCCCTTCGGTGATGTCTTCGATGCCAGCGATCCTGCGGACTTCAGGGTCGCAGTCTTGGATGGAGCCAAGGCGTCCGTACAGGTCGGCGAGGGCACGGGCGATGGCCCGATTCTCCGCACGCAACCCGGCCTTGGTGAGGACACCGTTGCCCATGGTAGCTTCACGCTTGAAGGGCCAAGCCTTCTTCATCTGGGTGACCCAGAGGTTCTTGAGGTTGGCGGAGGTGATGGGGTGGCCCAGCTCCGACCCCGCCTTGCGTGCGACCTCGGTTGCCGTGAGGCCCTTTGAAACACACCAGTCGATGTGCTTGTTCAGCCACTTGGCGAGGGCGTACTTCTGGTTGAACTTCAGTACGTTGTGTTGTCCGGTCATTTGGACAGCTCCTTCAGACGGTAGGCTGGAACGTCCAGCTCGATGGGTCGCTGCGGCACACCCGGCCACTTACCCGTCTCACTGCACTGCTTCCAAGTTTCCAAGTATCGGCGGACCTCGATGCCGCCGAGGGTGAGGCTCTTCTCCCCGATGGGGTACAGGGCACAGTCGAACGGCGGCTCGTTCTCGACCACCGCCAGCACGAAGTTGGCGTCGGTCTTGCCGGTGATGGTCCGGTAGCCGCCGAGGTAGAAGGCACCTTGAACGTGGTACCCACGGTCGTACAGCTCCCGGCTCATGAAGTCCTCGGAGCAGTTGCGGGAGGTCTTCAGGTCACCGAGGGTGGCCCACTTGTCGTCGATCAGGGCATCGACGAGGCCCTTGCAGAGCAGGCCAGTGACCTCGTCACGCCAGACCAGCATCGCCTCCCGCTCCGGGCCGCGTTCGAACAGGCGGTGGATGTCGGGGTGCTTGTGCAGGGCCTCGCCCATCTGGCAGGCGTAGTCGTAGGACAGCTTGCCAGTCTCAGGCAGGATGATCTTGCCCTCGGCTGCGTTCAAGGCGTCGGCGTATGCCTGCTTGCCGACCGTCGTGCGACGGTCAACCTTGGGCATGACGTGGTACCGGGCGGGGAAGTCCTCGGCCTCCAGAGTGGCGACGTGGACTGCGGTGCCGAAGGCCATCGGTTCGGTCGTCTCTGGGTTGTCCAGCTTGTGACGTGCATACTTCGCGGAGCGAGCCAGCAGCTTCAAGCTCGACTGGTTCGCCGCTCGGATGGCGTCGTACTCTTCACGGTCTACACCGTAGAAGATACCGGTTTGGGTGTCGGGCATGTGGTGAGTCCTTTCAGAAGGTGAGGAAATGAACAGAGTCACATACTAGGAAGGCGGTCGCCAACTGTCAAGCTGACGACCGGGTAATTTCAGAATTGGGGGGAGTCGTCCCCGGCCCACGGTAGGGTCACGTCCTTGAACGGGTCCGAGGACGAGAGCCACCCCTCAGATTTGGCAGCTGTAGGGTGAGAGTGAACCCAGTTATGACACCCGCGACAGAGCGTGGCACCGTTTCCCGGATGATGACAGCCGCCCCTTCCACGCGGGGTAACGTGGTGAGCGTCCATCTGTCCGTTGTCACGGTAACACCTGAGGCATGTGCGGTGGTCACGCAGCAGGACAGCGGAACGAAACCGAGAGGAGTCCATATCGACGGCATTGGCCTGTTTCCTTTGCTTGCCAAGCCTTCGCATGGTGGCTTGGAGGTGAGTGTTTGCGGTCTTGCGGCAGAGCGATTGTATGATGGGCTTGTCGAGGTCGGGGTGGGTGAGGTAGAGGTCGGAGTGCCGGAACTCCCAGCTACCGCCCAACGCCTCCCACTTCTTGATCGCGGGACGGATATTCATCGTGTTCTTCCTTGACTATGCCGTACCGGAGGCACTGCTGGAGGATCTGGTAGACACGCTGTCGTGAGAGTGAACAGATCAGACCGATCTCGGTCAGGTCAGGGTTCGGCCACTGGTCTATCAGCTCGGCAACCACCTTGACCACGCTCACCTTGGTATAGCTGGGCAGGATGACTCCGAACTCATGGCATGCAACCTTGGCCCATGCCACCGACACCTTGTACTTGGTGGCGGCGTCAATCAGGCCCATGCCACCCTCGATGTCGGTGGCGATCTCCGCCCGGCGGGCTCGACGTTCAGGGTGAGATAGAGCCAATGACATCTTTCGCCTCCTTCTGAGCTTCGACGCTCTGCTTGGCCCGATCGTAGAGGGCTCGGTTCTGTTGGGCATCGACCTGCTTGAGGATGTTGCCCTTCGCCCGCTCAAGCATGCCCAGCATGTCGATCAGGTCGAAGTGGAACTTGTTGGCTGAGAGGATGAGGATGGCCTCGACCACCGACCCTAGCACCGCTCGATGCAGCTGGCGGTCGCCTTCCTGCACCTCAGTGGCGAGGGTTTTGGGATTGATGGTGCTGGTGTACTCCTTGAGGATGGTCCATGCGATCTCCCCGAACGTGTTGGGCTGGATGTTCTGGCCCTTCACGTCGAGGCTGGGCAGCTTGTCGGTCATGTTGACCTCCTTGTCTGTGTCGCCAATGGCGACTGGGGTGATTGAAAAGCCCGGCGTCAGCTTGAACCGACGCCGGGCGGGGGGGGGAGAAGATCAGGCTTGCACGGTGATCGTGTCGTCCTCGGTCACGTCGGTGACCCGCTCGATGCCCAGCTTGTCCTTGGGCTTGAACAGGGGGACGCCACACTGGAGGTCCATCAGGGCGTGGAGGCCCATCGTCCGCTCAGGCATGTCGAACAGGCCGCGTGCCTTCAGTACCTCGGTGAACCCGTTGAACAGACGCCATGCGTTGCGGTCCTCGGCGAACTCTTCGTGCCGGGGGGCGTGCCACTCTTGCAGAACCTTGGGGATCAGGGTGCAGCCGATGATCCCCTTCTCCATGGACCGTACCACGAAGTCGCGGACGGTCATGTCGCTGAGCCGCGTGTCCTTGTAGGCCTCCAGCCTCAACTCCTGCTGCTCGGCGAGGCACGCCAACTGCCCGATGGCCTTGTTGATGATGGCGGGCATGTCCCGGAGGATGTTGCGGCTGTGCTTCCGCTTCAGGGTGACCTGCCCGGAGAAGCACAGGTTGTCGCACACGAAGACGCTGCTGCCCATGCAGAGTCCGGCGGAGAAGCTCTTGATGTGGCTGTTCCGCAGGCCGGTGATGAGGCAGTAGTCGTCCTGCTCGGCCAAGTCGGCCCACATGGGACCGGACGTGTCCACCTGCAACAGGCCGAAGTACTCCTGCCCGCCACGGCGGAGGGCGTGGGCCTCATGGACGATGGTCATCCCGGCCTCTTCGAACGTGTTGCGGACTTGGTCCACCATGTACTCATGGGGGATCGGGAAGTGGGAGTCTGTCGGTGACGGGGTAACCGCGTTGCGGACAGAGTCCATGCTGCACTCGTTGGAACCGGAGTGTAGGCTGAGGTTCGCAAGTCTCATGGGTTGCTCCTTTGTGAGAGTGGGTGAGAGGGTGCGAAGTTGAACCGTGTAAGAATAGGAAGCCCACCCGCCCCGGTCAAGGGGGAAGGTCGGGATTTGTCACAATTAGCTGATCGCAAAGAGGATGATGAGAGCCGGGGTGCCGAGGACGCAGGTGACTGTGATGGAGAGTCGGGCTGCCAGCGGCATGCCCGGCCACCTCTCGGTCACCCATGTGAACACGGGCTTCATCATGAAGAAGCAGGCGATCAGGACACCGATCAGGGGAATGGTCATAACGAGTGTCTCCCTTCGGCTTGCAGGTGACGGGCGAGTGCCGCCGCGTCAGGATCTTCGGCGGGGATGGGGACGAGGGCGAGGGCCACGAACGTGCCATCGTCTTCACACACCAGCAGCCCGCCGCGTGGCACCTTGGCCTCGGCGGAGCTACGGGTCTTGATGCGGCGGGAGTGAGTCGCCACACACAGGCAGTCGCGGGACACAGCGATGTCCAGAGCCTGCCGGGGACTGTGAGATTTCATGCGGATCCTTTCGGTGAGTGAGCAGGACAGAAGCTGCATTGTAGGCAAGTGGTAGGCTGAAGTCAAACGTACAGCCCTTGACTGACGGTCGTCGATAGGTAGTATCAGGACATGCCACCGAGTCAAACGATGGTGACAGGCAAAGAGATGCTGGAGAATCTGGAGAGAATCTTCAGGGAGCTGGACGAGATGGGTGTCCCGATGGGCTACGCCGTCGGTTGTCCCCACGGCACTCCCAAGACGCCGGGTGAGCCCCCGTACCGCCGGTTTTTCACCTTTCGCGGTCGTCGGCTGGAGTTCTGTGACAAGTGCCACGACGCCATCGAGGACGAGATGAAGGCGATGAACAGAAACCTGCAAAGCCCCGCCCCGGCGTCAGCCGGGACAGGGGGAGGAGAAAGAAGAAAGGACTTGTGGTGAGTCGCCAATGGCGACCGCCGCATCATACCGGCATCGGCATGCGGAAGGACTCCCGTGTCTCGACCCGGACGGCGAGGTCGGGCAGCCCTGCGGCGATCAGCCGGGCGACGTTGAAGTCGTTGAAGATGGCGGCCTCTTGGGAGACGCCCGACCAGTGACCACTGGGGGTCAGGAACTTCGGGCCTCCAGTGTAGCTCATGATGGCGAACTGTGCCACCTCCAACGGAGCTTTTGACCTCCGGGCCTTGACCTCGGTTGGGAAGGGGTCGAAGGGTGCCATCGTCTTGGTCGCCACTGCGGCAGCACGCTCGGCGGTCTTGTCGCCTAGAAGTTTGCGGTCCAGCTGGCTTGCAGAGTCAACGCCCGCACTCTGCTCGCGGGGATCTTGGGGTGAGTTGGTCATGAGAGATCCCAGTCGGGGTCAGGGGTGATCGTTTCGCCATCAGAGTTGATGACCGTGAAGCCGATGCGGTGAAGAGTCACGATGATTCGTCGGTTCGTGGTCAGGCTGGCCTCCGGTGCCGGGTCGTCGTAGTCGTACAGCGGCCCGTAGCTGAACTGGCACGAAGTCTCGCCGGTCTTGATCCAGATTGACAGGCCCATGGGGCAGCCCCAAGTGCCGCCGATCTTGAGTGAGCGGAACACTCCTCGGATCCACGCAAGGTCAGATGGTCGGGGTTCCCAAGCCTCAACGTCCGCAGGCTTGTCGCGGGGTTCAGAATGTGAGTGTGACATAAAGACAGCCGCCCGGTGCCCCGGACGACTGACGAGATTACGTTGCCTATTTTCAGGATGCTGGAGAAGGCACGAACTCCACCCTACCCGGTGATCAACCCGGTCGGGACGACCCTTTACGCTAGCTCATGATTGCACCTCGCTGGCCTGTTCGTGGGGTGTTGCAACACCGCACTCTGTGGCCGGTTTCGGGTCAGCCTCACGGCTGCCCATTGACCTCCTTGGAGGCCGGTTGGTTGTGTCTCGTCAATGCCGGGTCGGCGAGCTTTCGCCCACCCCCAGCATCCCATGCCTTTCCCGTCTGCCCTTCCGGGTTGACCAGCTAGGGGCGTCGGCACGGGCTACGGTCACGGCTCCACCAGTCGCAGGTGGATCGGGGCGATGGCGGTCAGGTGGGCTCTCACCTCGGCCTCGGTGCCCTGCATCCTGACCGGGTCGCCCGTGAAGGGGTCGGTGCAGTTGTGAATGCAGGCCCTGCCATCTTCGACAGTGATGCGAGTCTCGATGAAGTGTTGCACGGCGTTCATATCAGAGGTACTCCTGTACGGGTCAGTCCTGACAACAAAGGTCGGCAGAATAATTTCAGTGTGCCCCCTGCCCGCCACCACGCATTGGGTGGTGCCTGCCGGTCATGACGGGCAGGTGAGGTTGGGCATGGTCCGGTTGTTGATCCGGCTATTTATCCCCGTTCGATTGCTCCATGGCTGTGCGGAATGCATTCCGCCCCCCAAGCAGGGACTCGTTTCAACGGGCAGGGGACACACTGAAAAGGCTGGCCGAGGCTTCCACCCCGGACCCAGCCGCCACTCACTCAAATGCTTGCTCTTCCCGGTAGGCCTCGTAGGCCTCGTCGATCCGGCGGCCCTCGGCGTCAGCCATCGCATCGACTCTCGCGTCGTGCAGGGCGTCGGGGTCTGGCCCATCGGGGCCGTCGTTGTCGTCGATGTCCTCAAGGGTGAACAGGTCGTCGGCGTCGAGCTTGTGTTCGGTCAGGAACACCCGGATGGCAGCCTCGTCGGTCAGCTCCCAGTCGGTGAAGCTGCCGCCGCAGCCGACCCAGTCGCCGTCGATGACCTCGGCCTCGCAGTGGGCCGTGTCCTTCTCGACGTGCAGGTAGGTCAGCTTCAGCGTCTCCACCCACTCCTCGCCGGGGCAGGTGTGGCTGGGTGCCTCAAAGTGGTAGGCCACCTCGCCCTTGAGGAACAGGCGGAACTCGGTGACGACGCCGTCGTTCGTCTCGGTGGTCTTGAGGTCGCGTGTCGCTGTGATCGTGGGCATGGTTGCCCTCCTTTCGGTGAATGAAGTGAGCAGATGCTCAGGGGCGGGCGTCTTCGTCATGTTGCCCGCCCCCGGCCATGCGGTCACTCCCTGTTCGGTTGGTCAGGTGACTCTACGACGCGGGTGTCTTCGACGGCGGTCCATCGGAACATCAGGTCTTCGACGTAGTCCTCGGCGGCCTTCTTGCCTGTCTCGGTGAGAGGCCAGCGGAGCGTGTTGCTGGTGTAGACGCCGGGACGGCAGGAGTAAGTGTGAACCTCGGCGGCGTAGCTGTTCACGGGATCCCTTTCAGTGAGAGAGCGGGGGCAGAACAGGATGGTAGGCAAGTGGTTGCCTCAGGTCAAGCCACCCGGCAAGTTTCTTTGCCGGGCAGTGGCGGTGAAAGCCTCCCCGCCCGGTTCCCCGGACGGGTGACTGAGTGGCCCTTGTTGGCGGGTTGCGACCCCGCCTCACCAACGCTTTTGGCACACTCGCGTGTTGGCTGCCGAGATTCGTCAGCCCCACGGGAGGCAGTACTTGTCGGCACAGACGGGGCCGTAGCCCACGGTCAGGCTGCGGCCATCGGTCAGCTCCTTGCCGCAGAAGCAGCAGGATCCCGTCCGCTGCCCGTAGGCAGTGGCGGTCCCCGCCGGGTCTTCGGCGAAGTCGTGGAGCAGGGTGACGATGGCCGGGTGGCAGTCCCGGCCCCGGTGCAGGGTGCCATCCCTGTCGATCCGCCCGAAGTACTGGTTGAGCGGGCTGTGGAAGTTGGCCCCGTTGGTCACCCGGATGGATCCGGGGAACTTGGAGGCCGGTCCACACAGGGCGAGGACGACACGGGTGTCGCCCACGTCCAGCCGCACCTTCGGGTACTTCAGACCGGAGTCCTTGGCGGTCCTGAACAGGGCCACCATGGCGTCGAAGTCGCCGATGTCCTCGACCGCAGCGGCGGGTGCCGCTGGCTGGCCGGACTCGGTGGCGAGCTTGTCCACCCAGAACCACTGCTTGTCGGACAAGCCGCCCTTGCGTCGGTACTGGGTGCAGAGGCTGGAGGCGAAGTTGGACGGTCTGTCCATGTTCTCCAGCGTTTCGATCGCTTCGATGTTGGTCATGATCGTGATCCTTTCGGGGTGAGTGGGTGAAAGCTCCCGGTCCCCGTCAAGGGGCCGGGTAGCTGTCGCCATTGGCGACTCAGTCGGAGATGTCCTCGATCATCTCGCAGTTGAGGGTCACATTCTGAGCCTGAAGGCTCAGGAGCAGGAGCGTCCGGGCGAGGCTGACGAGCGAGCGTTGCACGGTGCCTCCGCTCATGGGCATGCGGGTCCACTCGGCCCTGATGGAGGTGATGCCTGCACCCTTGCGGATGAAGGTGGCAGCCCCGGTGGTCTTCAGGAACCGGTCGGTGAAGTCCGCAGCTTTATCGGAGACGTGGATGACGAACGTGTAGCGGGTGACGTTGGTGTCGGACATTGGTCTGATCCTTTCGGTGGGTGAGTGGTGAAAAGCCTCGCCGCCCGGTGTCCCGGATGGGAGGCGTTGCCCGTGGGCATTCCGATTGCGACCGCTGGCACTCCTCCTTTGCAGGGTCATTCCCCGCCTTGTACAGAGTGGTGAACGTCGCACGGTGAAAGCTCCCGGTCTGCTTTCGCAGGCCGGGCAGCGTTGGGTCATGCCTCCGGGTAGAGGCGGATCAGCTCCTTGGCGAGCTGAGGGCGGGCCACGATGGCACGCCATGTCTGGGTCAGGTGGCCGAGGCGGACGATCCGCTTGACCTTCTCGATCTGATCCTTGGACATGTCGGTCCTTTCAGGTGAGAGTGACAGAAAAGCTCCCGCCCCGGTTTCCCGGAGCAGGCAGCGGTCAGTGCAGATGAGGGGCGAAGGGCAGTGGCTCGCAGGTGGGCTCGGTGACGTTGTTGGCAGCCTCCATGAGGTGCCGCAGTTCGACGCTGGAGAAGAACATCCGGGTCGTCTTGCCCCGGCGGGACTTCGCCACGATGGAGATGCCACCGTATGGGGTCCGGGTGTAGGTCCGGATGGTGTAGGCTCCGCCAGACTTGTGGGGCTGTGCGTCGGTCGGATTCGTGATACGCATGGTCTGATCCTTTCGGGTGAGTGGGTGAAAGCCCCCGCCCCGGTGTCCCGGAGCAGGCGGCGAACGTATCGGTGCTTACCATTCTCGGCTGCCACGCTGGTGGTCAGTGCATGTCCGAGGCTCCTTGTTGTCAGGCGACGGTCAGGCCGTCGCTGGTGATCCCGGTCACAATGTTGTCGATGTAGCGGGGTTCGACAACGACCGAACCGGCCATGATCAGCCGGTCGGCGGGCAGGTGCTGCTCACACCAGTTGTCGGCCTCAGTGGTGAGGGCGGCGAGCAGGATGAGCGAACCGTGGTAGGTGACTTCGAAGTCCATTTGTCTGATCCTTTCGGGGTGAGTGGGTGAAAGCTCCCGCTCGGCGTCAGCCGGGCGGGCAGCGGTCAGTCGCGGTGGTTGTAGTACTCATCGCCCGTGACCGGGTCGATTCGCTCGTTCATGTCGAGGGCCACGGTTCGGGCCTCGCTCTCGGTGGCGAAGTGGTCGTAGACGAACTCTTCGTCAAGGACGCACCAGCGAAGCTCGCCTCGGTGGTCAACGTCGCCGTCCATGGGAGGGTGGTTCCAGATGCGTGAGACAACTGTGAACTGCATGGGAGTAGCCTTTCGGTGAGTGAGTGGGTGAAAGCCCCCGCCCGGCGTCAACCGGGTGGGCGGCGTGGTCAGTCTCGCTGGTCCCACTTGGTGATGGGGGCGGGGCGGCTCTTGCGAGCTGGGCGGCGGGCACGGCGTCGGTCGTCGGCTTCGCAGATGAACTTGAACGATGCTCGCCTTTTGTCGGTCGCGGCGATGTGGGTCTGAAGTGCGGCCAGCAGCACGCGGGCCTCGGCCTCGGTGAACTCGACCATGCCGGTCTTTTCATGGATGCAGCTGGTTGAGGTCACTCGGACCCCGGACGGGTTCATGCTGTCCGCCGACATGGCGTGGATGTGGACGCTGCTGCCATCGACAGTGCGGGTCTGCTTCGGGCTGGAAACTCTGGTAAGCATGGGTCTGATCCTTTCGGGTGAGTGGAAAGCCAACCTGCCCGGTCATGGGAAGGTGGGCGACGGGAAGCTCCTCGCGGCGTTCTTCTCGTTGATGTAGACGACGTGGGCCAACTCTTCGATGGAGGCCACAGCACTCGCTGCGGACTTCCTGACTTTGGCCCCGTTGGGGACGTTCACGGCGGCAGCCTTGATGCCCCTCAAGGCAGCCAAGATGACCTCGACGTGCCCTTGGATCACAGCTTGGTGCGACATGATGCACCTCCTTTCGGGGTGAGTGGTGAAAGCTCCCGGTCTGCTTTCGCAGGCCGGGCAGCTGGTCAGACGGTGACGCTCGGCGGGCTGTTGCGGTAGCCGCTCCGCTTGCAGGCGGAGGTGGTCCGGAACGGCAAGCCACTGCGGCAGCGGTCGCCACCGTGCTGGATGCGGCAGGCACCGTAATGCGTGGGCATCGGGGCGTTGTTGTGACGCCAGTTCAGGTACGCCAGAGCCTCGACGGCCTCGTCGGCAGTCTCGGTCTTCGCCACGGCGACGACCTCGGAGAGGAAGATGCGGAGGTCACGCTTCGTCCAGCTTCCGACCTCGCGGGCTGCGGGGAGGGTGATGGTCGTGCCGCCGTACCGGCCTTCTTTGAGAATGCTCATTCTGATCCTTTCGGTGAGAGTGGGTGAAAGCTCCCGCCGGGCGTCAACCCGGCGGGCAGCGGTCAGGGGTAGCTGTAGCCATCGACGGGGGCGGGCTGGAGTCGCACGGCGGGGGTCCAGTCAGCCGGGGCGGGCAGTGCCGGGGCGTCCGGGACCAGCCCGATGACATCGGCCTGCGTGTCGGACAGGGACTTGGCGAAGGCGATGATCGTCCTCGACGCATCCCGGATGGCGGCGAGGTGGCCGGGGCCACGCTCGCCAGCCTCGTTGGAAACGACGCTCGCCCAGTGGATGATCCCGGCGAGGTCGAAGTCCATGACGATGGCAGCGTTCTTGGTGGTGATCTTCATTGGTAGCCTTTCGGTGAGTGAGTGGGTGAAAGCTCCCCGGCCCAGTCAAGGGTCGGGGCAGCAGTTGGTCAGAGGGTCTTCCAGCCCCCGCCCTTGCCGGGCTCCCAGTAGTCGATGCGGGTGCATCCGGCGTTCGGCGTGCCGAAGTCGTCGAGGGGTGCGAAGGCTTCGTGGCCCGTCTCGTCCCCGATGAACTTGCCTTCGTAGCAGACGCCGCCATCGTCGTCGAGCATGCGGAAGCGGGTGCCTCCGCCACTGCCCAGCAGCAGGACATGCTCGTCGGTCGCGGCACGGGGGCCGATGACTCCGACGCTGCCGTCGTGCTTGCCTTCGATGTGATCCACGGTGATCTTGAATGCGTACATTCGGTTCCTTCCAGAGAGAGTGGTGAGAGACAAAGGAGGCGGGGGGATTCGAACCCCCGTGCCAGCAGGTTCCGACGAGCGGCTGTCCTGCTGGGCGTTACCACAACGCCCCCGTGGTGAGAAATGGGTCGGGCAGGAGTCGAACCTGCTCCGGGCCGTCAACCCGGCTCCTCCCGCTGCTGCCCTCCCCCATGTCGATGCCTGACGAGGGTCTGAGGATGGAGCAGTCGGGCCAACCCGATGGAAAACTGCCGCCGCCCGGTTCCCCGGACGAAGGCAGGCACTCGGACCACCCAGAAGGATGGTCCAGAAAGGTTTGAACTAGACTGGCTCTCGGCGATCTCCTTCCACCATCTGTGTCACTGGCAGTACTCCTTCACCCGCATCGAGTGGGTTGGGTGCCTCTGTGCTACCGTCCCTGCCTTCACGGCCTGATCGTCGGCTAGGGGGAAGACGGTTCGGTGGGCGGTCGTCGTCGAGAGTCTTGAGTTGTCAAAGAACCGGAGTCTGAGTTGCCTCTTCGGAGCCGCGTCGTGGCCTTCCCTATGGTCTGCTCCATTCACTGGGCGGGAAGGCGGTGACTGGTCTGGCTTTCGCAGGCCCTTCGTCCGGGTGTCGGTTTCTGGGACACCGGGGGAAGAGTAGGCAAGAGGTAGGGCGAAGGCAAGTGATCACCACATATTTATCACACTGGTCCCGCCGACGCTGCCCGGCTAGACTGCGGGGCGACAGCGATCTTCGACATTCCTCCAGATGCCCGGAAGATGGGCAAGGCCGAAGTGCCCAGCAGTCCAGCCCCGCCGCCCGGTTCCGCATTCCCATCCGATTGGATGGCAAAGGACACACAACATGAGCTATGAAGGACAGAGCAACGCAGAGGACGTGGGGCCTCGACCTCCGGAGGACCGCAGTGATCGGGACAGCGGGGATGGCTGGACACCTCCGCTGCCGCCACGCCCATCGAGCCTCGCAAGGACCGTCCAACAGCAGAGCCCGTCCGACCAGCCAGCCCACCGCGACCAGTTCCATGACGACACCGCCAGTGCTGCCGACCTGCTCGCCACGAAGCCTGTCGCCAATGGCGACTCGCCGCGACCGGTCGAACACACGCACTCCTCCCGCTTCCAGCCCGGCAACGTGGCGTGGAAGAAGGGGCAGGCAGCCCGC